TTAGTTAGTTACTGTATAGCGTGTATAATTACTTGATGTGTATGCACTAGCAGTGCGTGATGATACCGTTGGTGACTTCTTCGGTGGCCGGGTTGACGGTGCCCGCGGCGCACGACACGCCCACCGCCGCCCCAACGGCATATCCGGTAGCCGACGCCACTCCAGCGCCCGTGACGCTCCAGACGGCGCCGAACTTCTCCCAGTATCCCGTGGCGGTCCCGAGACTCCAATCGATACCGTTGGCGACTGTAAATACACCCCCTCCCGCTCCCTGCGCGCCGATCATCGTTCCGTTCGTCGCGACAGGAAAGTTACCGCCGGATCTGCCAAACTCGAAGCCTATCTTAAAGCCGGCGGTGCCGGATGGTGCGTACTGGTTGTTGATCGTGAGGGCTACGTCGTCCATCGACCCCTGAACGCCGGTCGTTGGAGTTCCGGCAACGGATTGCAGGTCTACGATCTGTAATCCCACACGGTCTAGGGATGTCGAGCCAGGATATTCTCCGGTGTCTATCTCCTCGCCCACTGGGCCAATTGATGTGATTGCAGCAGAAATCGTCGCGATTGCGTTCATTCCGAAGCACGAACTGCCGCCGCCGCCGCCCACGTTCGAGTCTGTCGCGGCCATGTTGCAGCGGCCAGTCAGGCCGGTGTATCCCTGGGAGATGGTGTTTCCTGTCGTTGCGTTTATCAGCAAATCGAACGTCCCGGCGATACGGTCGCCAATGACTCCCGCTCCACCGGCAATCAGGTTCTCGGTGAAGCCCGCGCCATTGTTCGGGTTATTCGAGCCATTGTCGGTTTGCTGCAAGAACGCGCCGAAAGAGGCGGTACTGGTGGCCGTTGTGCCGCTAAATGTCGCATTCTGGAACAGCGGGGCATGCCCATTGGCGAGCGCGCCACTGCCCCAGGTGCCCCCAGGGAGCACGACGGCGGCGGTGTTCAGGGGGCCGGTCATGGAGCCGCCAGCGAGCGGGAGATCCAGGCTTGCGCCGCCCGTCAGCGTGCCGACCAGACCGGCGCCGAACGTCACCAATCCCGTATAGGCGCCGCCTGTGGTGGGCACGCCGTTTGAGGCGATCTGATTTACGGTCGTCTGCTTGGAGACACCACCCTGCACAATGTAAACCGACTCGCCGCCCGACAATGGCGTGCTGGCCGGCGTCATGTTGGTAAGAAGCTGCGCGTGCGCCGCCGCCGCGACCAGCAGCGCACACAGAAAGATGGCTACCTTGACCACAGAGCACCTGGCGTGCTGGTCAGGACCGGACAAGACGTTTTCTGCGCAAGCAGTAACTCGTGGTAGGCCGGCCTGATTGACGTATTGAAGTATTGCGCTGGATCGCGTTGCAGCGGGAATTGCTGCGCCACGCTTTGCGGCACACCGATGAACGTCTCCGGCGCGCCGTTCGCCGCGAATACTGTGAGCATGCCGCTTGGCACGCCGGGCGGCGGGGCGAGATCGTACAGCATGAACGATAACGGCGGCGGCAGCGAAGCTGAATATGATGCGTTCGAGCCGGGGCAGGTCTGCGCCAGCGCTGGCGCAACAAGCAGCAACAGGGCAAAAAGTGGTTTCATGAGGAAACCGGGACGCCGGACCACACCGCCGTCCACGCCCCGTTGGAATTGACGGTACACAAACAACCAGTCCCCGCCCCCGATCCCTCGCCGGTATTCCGCCCGTTCGTCGCATAGGCGACCTGGCCCTGGTTGGCAGACGTGACAGTGGGCAGTCCCGCCACAGTGAAAGCGGGCGTCGGATACAGGCTCGCGGCGCGCAGCCACGCACCTTCGCCAGCCGCGCCTGGCGGCACGATGACGGTGCGCGCGTTGTCCGTGTAGCTGCCGGCCGCCCAATAGAAGATCCCCGCGCCGCCGTCGCCAGCCGCGGTCAGGCCCGGCAGCGTCACCGACATGCCGGCGATGCCGATGAAACTGCGCAGGATCGCGGCGGTCTGGCCGGTCTGCACGAACGCATTGAGGTTGGCGTCCAGCAGCGCGCCGACCCCATTGGCGGAGACGGCGTTCTTCGGGCCGGGACCGCTCATGCGGCGCGCGCCTTCAGAGCGGCAATCTCGTCGTCCTGTTCCATGACAATGCGCCACAGCACGGCCAGCATCTGCATGGGCGACAGGTGCAGCATCCCCTTATCGTCCGGCACCACCCCGCCAAACGGCACGCCGGCCTCAGCAAACGCCGCCTTGATAGCCGCGGCATCGAAGCCCCAGAGGTCATCACCGGTGAACCGGCCACCATCCGGCGCGTCGCGCCAGCCGTGCATGATCGGTGCCGCGGTATGGAGCAGCGCCGATCTGACCGCTGGCGCTGGGCGGATGTTCGTCTTGGCGCGCGGGTCAGAGGTCTGGATCGTGCCGTTGACCGCCCAAACGAACGTCCAGCGGTTGGCGCTATCGCCGCAGGAATAGAGGTTGTCCGTCAGTGGGGCGGTATTGCTGCCCAGGAAGACACCAGCAGCGCCCTCGCCGGCAAAGAAGTTGTTGGAACTGTCCAGCCGCACGAGATTGAGGTCGGCGGTGTTGCCGGCGTTCCGCGACGCGATAGCCTGCTCGTTGCCGATGCGCAGGGGAATGGTCGTGCCGGACGGCGCGACCATGCTGATCGTGTCGATACCGTAGGTGTGCGTGCCCTGAATGTCGAGTGAGAGCGTGCTAACACCGAGGTCCTGGAACGACGCCTGCGCCACCGAGCCGTTGGTGATGACGATCCCGCGGTTCCAGATCGGGTGCGTCCCGAGACCGGAGATCGTCAGCGCGCCCGTCGAGCGGAACGCGCCGGCGCCAGTGATCGCCAGACCATACCCGACCGGAGCGGATAACCCCGCCGCACCAGGTGTATCGCCCGTGTCGGCGTTGTTGTTGTTGTAGTCTAGCTCGTAACCATAGGCGTCTACCGAGCCGGCGCCAGGATCGATGGTGGTGACCGTGTTATAGGCCCATCCGGCGGTAGCGCCAGCCTGGACCACCATTCCGGCATAGAGCGTGACGTCGCCGCCATTCGGCAACCCGCCGCTGGCAACCCCGGTGGTCATGCCGAGGTTCACCAAGTACTCGCGGGTCGTGTTGCTGATCGCGTTGCCCTGCACAGAGAGCGATGACAACGTGGGGAGTTCATTGCCGGTCGGCAGCACGGAGAGCGCTTGCGTGCCGTTGACCAGCAGGGAGCCGAAGGCTTGGGTCAGGCGAACCCACGCGCCCTGCACCAGACCGTTCGGACGGATGATGTTGAGGCCGTCATCGGGCGCGGTTGACGTGGGCGACCAGCCGAAGAACCCTGCTTCGCCGTCGTCAAACGCAGTATCGCCGGTCAGCATTACGCACATATTCGATATGCCAACGAAGGCGCGCAGGTTTGCGACCAGCGAACCGCATTGCATCAGGCCATTCAGATAGGCGTCACTGATGACCGCAGTACCGTTGGCCTGCACCTGCAACGACGGTGGGAGATTGCCGCTCATGGCGCGCCAGACTACGCGGCGGCGATACCGATTTCCCGGTGTATCTATCTACGAGTTTATGGACCTGCCTAGGCCCGGCGGCTGCGGCCTTTGCTGCGCTTGCTCGCGCGCTGCTGCCGGTATGCTGCGGCGATCGCTTGTTTCTGCGGATGACCGCTTCGCACCATCTCGGCGATGTTGGCCGAGCGCGTGGCTTTCGACTTGCCTCTACGCAGCGGCATGCGGCTTCTCCACCCGCGGCGACCGCTCAAGGGCCACCAACGGCAGCACGATCAGCACGGCATAGGCCGCCAGCACCCCGTCCGCCTGATAGGTTCCGGTGCGCAGCGCCAGCAGCGCCAGGACAAAGCCGCCAGCGACCGCCAGCAGCAGCAGAAAGCGGATCGCCAGCAAGGTCGCCACAGCATGCAGCGCGGCGTGCAGCCCCATCGTGCGGGCAACGATCACCGCTTCGGCGGCGGCGCGCACGGCGGTCTGTGCCACCGCCTGATGCGCCACGGCCATCTCCTCGCGCACCGCGCCGCGGATCGCCTCAAGCGGGATCGGGGGAGTCGGCAGCGGCGTCGGCGGCGGCTGCATCGTCGGGATCGAGGCTGGGGCGGTCCTCGCCGTTGGACCGAGGGGCACCACGGCCTCGCGCACCGTGGTAGGCTGCCAGGGACTGTTCAAATTCTGAGGTTCCATCAGGTGGGGTGAGTCCTTGTTGGCGTTCGATAAACTTCATACCCAACTCTGCCGCGCGCACTCGATCTAAAATGTCAGGCGTCACGACCGAGCCGTCTGGCAATTTACGGCGACGGCGGGCGTCCCGCACCACCCCGTGCACAAGGATTTTCAGGTCATCGAGCAGCGGGCGCTTCGGCGGTCTCACGGCTGCATACTCCGCGCGATCGGGCTTGGCGGAAAGGGCGAAGTCGGCCCGCTCGGCAAGGGCGGCGCTGTCGGCATGACTTGCGTTGCGCGCGGCGTGACGGTCGGCACATAGTCGGGATCGGTCAAAATCCGCGCCACCGCCGCGTTCAGATCGTTGCTCGGCTTCAGGCCAAGATACTTCGCCAGCCGCACCGCAGACCGCAACGTCGCCATATAGGAGCCGGACAAGGCATGCAGCGCACCGTGCGCAACGTGCATACCCATCTCCGTCTTGTTGGCAGCGTCCTGCGTTGCGCGCGCCACCGTCTGTGAATTGCCGTAGATCATCTGCCGTGTATCGAACATCAGCCGTTCCAGCGCCACCGAGTCGATGAAGTCCTGCGCCGCCGCCTCTGTCGGGAACACCGCGCGCAACTGCCCCTCGCGCCACAGGCTGTTGATCACGGCCTTGGACTCATCGCCGCTGAACGCGGTGCTTTCGATCCTCTGAACCACGCTGTCGGCGACGCCGATGCGCAGGAACTCCCGGTCAGACGGCGCCATGCCGGCCACGGCGTCGGCCAGTTCCTCCGGGGTTTGACTGGCAAACTTCCGCCCGAGATTAACGGCGTCGATGCTCGCGGCGTGGCTGGTCCATGACGCACGCGCCTGATTGTAGATTGGATTAAGACGATCAGTTTCCGAAAGCAACCCTCGCCGCAACTGATCGACGGATCGGCCAAGTTGATTGAGCCGCCCATGTTCGTCGCGGTTCGCGGCAATGATCCCGTCCATCCCGCGCTTCGCGGCGTCCAGCAAGCGCATGTTTGGCACCTTGTTCACCACCGGATTGCCATCCTCGCCGATTAGAATATTGCCAGAAGCGTCGGTTTGGACGGCATATTCAGTCGGGTCGAAGCGTTTCCCCGCAGCGTCAGCTTCATTGCGGATGATCCGAAGACCAGGACCAATGCCACGCCGGACATCGGGGTTCCGCATCAGCCGCTCAATGGTCGGACTCCAGACGGCGCCCGGTGCATTCGTGACGATGTCGTGCGCAGCGGCGTCGGATACTTCCTGCGTCAATCGCTGATCCGCGACCGCTGCCGCAAGGCGCTGCTTGGCCGCGGTGACATCCTGCTGCGCGGCGCGGAACGCCGCTGGTGCGTTATCTGCGGTGTGTGGATCGGCGCTGTTGATGTCGGTTATGGCACCAGCGGAACGCTTCTGCGCATCCTCGACGACCTTGCTCGCCGCCTCCACATCCAGCGTCGCCTTCCGCGCCGCCGCCGCAAATTGCTGCGCAAGCGGCGCGATGCTACCGCCCTCGAACGCTTTTTCATAGAGCGGGCCGCCGACCGTCGATTGCGCTTGCCACAAACCCTCCACCGTGCGGCGCGCGCTCGGCCCCTGCGCCAGATCGCGCGCCACGTCGGTGTGCAGCCGCGCGCCGGTCGCCTTGTCCCGCGGTTCATAGAACTGCCGCATGATGGTCGAGGCATCGCCTTCAGGATGCCGCGCGACAGTGCCCGCCAACCCGCGCACGTTCGGCCCGGCGACATCAGCGATGGTCAAGGGTTTGCCCAACGCGCGACCCCTGGCCAGGCGATCCGCGAGATCGGCCGGAGTCTGCCCGCTGGCGCCAATGTCGGTGGTGAGTTTCTTGTTAAGCAGGCCGGCTGCCTGACGGTCCGCCTGGGCGGTGCGGCCCGCCTGGCGCGCAACCGTCGCCGCGTCAGCCCGCGTCAGCCCGCCGATCGGCGTCTCTGGCGGTGGCGCAGATGGGGTGCGGGCCGCCTGCGATAACCCGCCGAACGTCAGGAATGCCGCCTGCTCATCGGGTGACAGGCCGCGCATCTTCTCAGGTGTCAGCGGGCCGGTGATGCGCTCCCAGAAATCAGCAAGCCCGCGCGCCGGCATGCGGATTGCCTCAGAGAAGCCCGGCGACCAGTCGAGGCTGCCGGTTTGCAGGTTCTTCCGATACGGCAGCACGCTGCCATAGGCGTAGCCGGCCTCATCGCGCGGGAATGCCGTGTCCGGGTTCTGAATGCTGCGGTATGACAAATCAGGCGGCGACGCTCCCTCTGGTCGGGATGGCGCATCGGTCGGCGCATGCGCGACGACGGCCCACGGGTTCGACTGCGCCGGCTTGCTGCTGACGACGGCCCACGGATCGCTCCCCGACATCAACGCACCTGCCGCGGCTGCCCATCGGCATCTTTGGTCCAGACCTGTCCGTTGGCGAATGTGGTCTCGTGGCCGACCTGAAGCTGCGCCGCCGCCGCGGCAGGGAGTGACTCCTGCGACGCGTCGGCCTCACCGCCGCCACCGCGCAACCGCTGCTGCACCATGCCGATCTGCTGCCTGTAGGAGTCAATCTTGAACCCCATCCCCTGCTTCATTACGTCAACGATCGCCGGGATCTGTTCGCTGGTGGCACCGGATGGAATGAGGGACAGCGCCTGCGCGCGCGAGGCGTCGGATGACGCGGCGACCGAACCGGTGCCGCCGGACAGCACCTTGGCATACTCATCGAGGCCGCTGATGAGCGCTGTCATGTATTGGGGCACCCGCACGTCGCCGAACTGTGTCTCTCCGGTTCGCGCCCAGCGGGTGAGAAGTTGCGAGTTCAGCGGCTCCGGCGTTGTTGGTACCAGCCTGACCGCCAAGTCCAGTTCCTGCTTGGTCGAACGCTCATAGGACTCGGCGGTGTCCTTCTGTTTGGTCAGTTGCGTCAGCGATGTGGTGTCGGCCTTGTAGCCGGCTACCCGCTCCGCCGCATCGCCGTCGTCGGGATAGAGTTCCGCCTCACGGTTCTCGATCGCGTCCTTGTCGGCCTGCGCGCCGAACCCTGGCGGCAACTGATGCGTGGTATGATAGAAGCGCGCGGCCTTATCGAGCGCGGGACCGGTCAGGCCAGACTTCGGCGCGGCGCTGTTCCGGCCGGCGGCACCAGCCGCCGCGGCGGCGGTTTTCTGTTCGTTGGCAACATCGAGGACCATCTGATCCCGTTCTGGCTTGGTCAGCGGTCGGCCGAGTTCCTTTTCCTTCGTTGCGACCCTGGCATCCACGACGCCCCTCATGGCATCCTGTGTATACTGGCTGCCGGTCGGGTTCTCGATCTTCAGCACCGTGCCGGCCGGCGAGGCCATTTGCAGCGCCATCTGGTAGGCTTGCTCTTTCTCCGCGATCACATCCGGCGGGTCGTGGCGCACCCGCGCCGCCTGCAAATCCTGCGCGGCAAGCTGCACCTGCGTGGCGCGCTCGTATTGCAGCGATGTGAGTTTCAGCTTGTACAGCGCCTCGGCGCCGCCGGACGCGTAGGCGAGGGCACCTTGGATGTCGCCCTGCTGCACCAGGCCAAGCATCGCCTGGTCGTTCAGCGCGGCGGCGTTCGCCGCCAGTTCCGCCTTGGCAGTCTCCGGCGCCTGCGCGTAGCGCCTCATCGCCTGTTCGTAGAGCGAGATGCGCAACTCCGTCGCCTTCAGCATCGCGTCGTTCGCCGCTTTCCAGCGGTCGAACTCATCCTTGGCGCGCACACGGTCGCCCTGGTTGAACGCGTCCTGCACGCCGGCCGCCGCGTTCAGCGCCGTGGTGACGGGCGTATGCGTCAAGAGGCCGCCGACCGCAGCAATCGCCATCGCGACGCTGCCCCACGACTGCGCTGGCGGGGTCTGCTGCACCTGCGGCGGCGGTTCGGCCAGCTTCTCGATCGCCGCGCGGACCCCCTTCAGATCCTCACTGGCCTCGGTTTTGGCGCCGAACATCTCCTCCTGCATGTCGCGGAAGATGTTTTGTGGCGGGAACGGCATCTCCGGCATGGCGGCGCCAGTCTGATCGCCGGAGACACCCGAGACCGCACCAGTCGCATGCACATATTGCCGCGTCTCGGGCGGCAGGTGCGCGGCGAAATCCTCATTGCTGATCTTGCCGGCGCGCGGATCGCCGACCTGCTTCAGCAGCCGATCGACGGTGCCCGCGCCGGCATAGTAGGCCGCATCCGCGAGCATCTTGTTGCCGGCGTATTGGCGGAACAGCATGCCATGCACCGCGTTGCCGACCTGCTTGTTGTAGCCTTCATCGTTTTGCAGGCGCAGAAAATCGACGTTCGGAATATATTGAAACGCCGTGCTCGGCCGGACCTGCGTCACACCGACTGGCGCGTTCCACTCCTCCGGAGTGCCCTTGAACTGCGGCGGGATGAGCGGAGTATCGCCTTGGCCGAACTGGCGGTTGCCGCTTTCGACGCTGGTAGCAACGCCAGGATCGCCCGTGGCCGGCGCCGGAAGCGGCCCCGTGACCCCTTGCGGGGGTGCGGCCGCGCCGGCCATTGCGGGCGCTGGCGCAGCGGCAGGGGCGGGCGTGGCAACTGGCGATGCAGCAGACGCACGCAGCCGCTGCATGACATCAGCCATCGAGTCTCCCGGCATCGGCTGACTGAGCACCTCGGCGAGCGATGGCATCGGTTACCCGGTCAGTTGCAGCACCCGCGGCTGCCCGGCGGCGCTGATCGCAAAGTTGCCGATGGCCTGGCCGAGTTGGGCGTTCTGCTGCAACGCCACGTTCATTAGCTGGCCGTACAGTTGCGAGGACAATTGCGTCTCATTAACGCCCTGTTGCAGTAGGTTCATTGCGATGTTCGCGCCCTGCGTCGCCGCCGTCTGATCGATATTCGAGAGATCCTGCTGCATCGCGCTCGTGTCGCCGCCGGTCTGCGCGTAGCGCGAGCGGATCGCCGCCTTGGCCTGATTGGCCGCTTGGGTGATCGACTGCTGCACCCCAGCCGGCAGGGTACCGGATTGCAGGTAGCTCTGTAGCTGCTGACCCTGCGCCGACAATTGGCTGGCCTCGGATGACAGCGCGGCCTGCCCGGCAACCGGCGTGCTGCCCTTCAGCAGATCCAGGCCGATGCCGCCGAGCGCGGCGACCGGCGCCAGCGACTTCAGCGTAGAGCCGAAGCCGCCGCCCAGCCCGCTACCGCTTGCGTCGGCGGGCGTTGCGGGGATTGTCGGGGTCGCGCTCAATGCGTTAACGGCCTGATCATAGCCGGTGTCGCCGGGCGACGTGATGGCCCCCGTGGTTGGACTGACGACAGGCGATCCTTCCGCGATCGGTGCCGGCGGGGGCAGAATGTAATTGCCGCCAGCGCCGACCAGATCGGCATTGTTACCGAGGCCGAGTGAGCGGGCGAGATTGCCGATCGAGTCCGATGCGCTGGGAGGCGCAGACGCTGGCCCACCAATGGTGCTCGGGTCAGCGCCAGTTGGTGCCGCGGCACTGGCATCGCCCGCGGTGCTGGCGAATAAATTGAGGTTGCCGCCAAGCAACCCGCTGCTGCCGCCTCCGAGTCCGCCGCTTGCGGCTGCCCCACTCCCAGCAGCAGCGCCGCCACCACCGAGCGCGCCGCCAGCCACGCTGTTGGGGTCGAGGCCGCCCGTGCTGCCGGCCCCCGTCACTGCGCCGGGCGGGCCAAGCAGATCCGGCAATCCCGGAGTGCCAGGATCAGCCAGCGTCAGGCCGCCCGATGGCACGGCACCCGCAGGCGCCGCTGCGCCGGCCGCGCCAGCACCGGTCCCTACGTCGCCGCCCGCAGATGGTGCCGCCGCACCACCAGCCCCACCCGTCCCGCCGGCCCCAGCAATCAGTCCGCTCGCCAGACCGCCCGCGCCGCCGGTCAGCGCGCCGGTCAGCGGCGAGGTGCCGGTGATCGCGCCACCGACCGCGCCAGCGCCAGCGCCGGCCAGCACGTCACCGCCAACCGTGCCGAGACCGGTAGCGCTACCAAGAGCCGGGCCTAGTCCGCCGACAGCGCCGCCGGTCAGGCCGCCGAGCAACGCGTCTCGGCCCACATTGCCGCCAGTGATCGCGCCAAGCAGCGCACCACCGCCAGCGCCCTCCAGGCCGCCAGCGATTGCCGGAGCAATGGTCGCCGCAAAGGCTGAATCAACCCCGACCGCTACCAGCGCGTCGCCGACCCCCTCCACGATCGCTGATGCGACTGCTGCAATGGCTGCGCCGATGCCCATGTCAGTCTCACAATGCCTTCACGTAAGCGATTTCGGTTGCAACGTGCCCAAGCCGCTCCAGCACCTTGCCGGCGCCTGGTATGTGCGCCTCGGTGGTGGTGTGCATAAACTTGGCGCCATCCTCACGTAGACACTGCTCGGCGAACCCGAACAGGCCGAGCGCGGTGAACACCGAGCGGTGCTCTGGCGCTATGTAGAAGGTATCTCCCGTGGCCCAGCACGTTGTGCGATAGTGCAGGTGCGGCGCGACGAAATACTGCGCGTAACCGACCGCTTGGCCGTCATGGCACGCAACGAAGGTGCGCAGCAGACCCGCCTGTTCGAGTTTGTGGTACTGCGCGATATCGATATCGAGCGGCATGTCGCCCTGCATGATGCCGGCTTCCTGCCAGTGCCGCACAGGCAGGTCGTTGAACCGCTCGCCCATGAACGCGTGCAGATCGGCGAACGACCAGCGGCGGAAGCTGTAGGCGCTCATGGCGGCGCGCCGAGATCGGCCATCAGGTTCGCCAGCGGTGTTGATCGCGCGGCCAAGCCCTGCATCACAGCGGGCATGTCGCATTGCAGGTTCTGTTCCGACAACATCTCCCACCGCGCATAATCAGCGGGCGCGCCGAGACAGGCTTGGTGTAGCTGGTCGCACACCTCGAAATGGCGCAGCCCGTCAAACGTCACGACAAGGTCCGCGCGGGCGCGAAGGTCGGGATCACGCATCGCCGCGGCATAGCCGCGCAGCACGTTGGTGAACGCCGCGCTGCGGATGCCGGCGCGGGCGAAGCTGCTGACGACCTGATCCACCGGGCGGTGGATGAGGATCAGCCGCAGGTCCGGCACGCGCGCGACCACGCCACGCCACACGGCGCCCAGCATGGTGTCCACCGCGCCCCGCTCGATCGCGAAAAACCCGTCGAGATCGTCCGCACACGTCATGTCCATGAAGATGTCGTGCGGCACGCCGAGGAACTGCGCGGTCCAAAAGGTCCGCGAGCGCGGCAGGCCCACCACCAGGAACGGCGTTTGCGGCACGCAACTGATCCACGACAGGTCAGCACCTATAAAGCGCCAGCCGGCGGATTGCGCGATGCGAAAAGCCGGTTGTTTGCGGACGGTAATTGTGTTACCAGAACATCAGCCAGGAGGTTCCCATGCGCCGAGTTCCGCTGTCCGTCAGTGCCTTGCTGCTGCTCGCCGGCTGCGGCGCGGCGCGCTACCACGAAGTCGGCGCGGCCGACATGACCTGGGGCGGCGCCAACTGGTCATGCGGCCACGCGATGTATGCCGCTTACCCGATCAGCAATGCCAGCTTCCTTGCGGGCTTTGTTGGCGGCGCGGCGGGTGGCGCGCTGGTCGGGCTGGCTGACGGTTCTGGCACAACAGCGCAACGCGTTGCGGTCTACCGCGCCTGCATGCTGCGGCATGGCTGGCAGCAGAACGGCTGACTACGGCCCGATCTTCAGCGTCTGGCACGCCTGGAGGAGTTCGTTGTAGTTCAGCCAGATCCAGGCTGCCAACTGGTTCGGATCGCGGAAATCAGTATGCAGCAAGTCATTGCTCTGCAAGCCGAGCACGCCGGTAAAGTCGATGTGGGCTTGTTGATTGTTATCGAGCCAAGTATCCAGGTCTTTGGGCGGGATCGGGTCTAGCTGATATTCAGGCAGTATAATGCTTTTCTGCGTCGCGATTGCCTGGCGTATCTGATTATTGCAGTCGTAGTTGTTGTATGACCAGATCGACCAGTCTTGCGCGTTGTGCGGGATGTTCAGCAATGCCGCGAGCAACGATCAGCCGCCTTTCCGCATCGCTGTCTGCATGTCAAGCCACGCGCAACCGAGCATCCCCGCCATTTCCATCCCGTGGGTCACTCCGGCGGTAAGCGCTGACCATTTGCCGCCAGGTCTGGTGACGACGGCGACCATAGAAAGAAGATCGCCCCTCTCCGCATCAGCAAGCATCTCGCGCAGGAGCGAAATCGTATTTTCCTGCGCTGGCGATCGTGCAATCTCCAGCCTGACGGGGTTATTCATCGCGGCCTCCGGCGTATATGCCCGGCTACCGCCACCCGCCCGCGCGGCACATACGGCGTCGCGCCGACGATCTCATCCTCGATCGGTTGCAGCGCCTCCGGCTTGGGTAGGGGATCGCCGTTCCAAACGCGCCCGTCCGCCATATCCCAGCGAAACTGGCTGCCGTCGCCGCCCCGGCCGTTCACGACGGTGCCGTTCGGCGTCTGCGCGATCATCCCGTTTGGATTTTCGCCCCCGCCCAGCAGCTTCGATAGATCACTCGGTAGCGCCATGTCAGTCTCCTACGCGATGGCCGTTTGTTCGAGATACCCGACGGTAATGTTCCGTAGAACGAAGTCCGGGCTGGACGACGCCATGGTCAACCCAACCCCGACCGCCGGCACCTGCGGCATGCCGGCGCCGACACCGCACGCATAGACCGCACCCTGGCCGCGCGGCGCCACGAAGCTAAGCGGTGCGGCGAAAGGATACGAGCCTGACGGACAGGAAGCCAGCGCCTGCGTCACGCTGTTCACCACCGGCACGGCCAGGCCGTCCGCATCGATGCTGCCGCTGAAACTGAGACCGCCCTGGCCGGACGACAGATCCTCTGCGTCGATATAGAGCGAGTGCGTCATCTTGATCGTGAACGACTGGTTGCCGCCGAACTGCTTGCTGGCGACTACTTTGACCAGAGAGGCCGATGGGCGGTTCAGCAGCGGATACAGGCTCGCACCATCGGTGCCCCACGCTTGCGGGTTCGAGTTGATCTCCTGCGTGCCGATATAGGTCAACGCCGGCCCTTGCGAGACGACAAACGGTTCCGTTCCATCCCAACCAAGCATCACGTTGCGCGGCTTGAATGTGAACGGATCGGTGATGGTGATCAGCAGCAGATACACCAGTTGCGTATAGACATTCGCCACCGCCGCGGTCGGCGTCAGCGCGCCAGCGGTCGGCGGCAGCACCGCATTGGTGAACAGCCGGTCGAGCTTCTTGCTGACCTTGCGCACCGAGCCGCCATAGAGACCGTAAATGCCGAGCGCGTTGGCGAACAGGATGGTGTTGGAGAAGTCCTGCGCCGTGTCGCGCCAGGAGCTACCGATCTGCGGGTCGGTGTTCTGATAGCTGAACGTGGTGGTGGTCGGCGAGCCGCCGGTCTGCACATTGCTGATGACGCTGGCCGACGAGTCGCCGATCGCATAGAGGAAGTTGCTGGTCTGGCGCAGGAACGTGTACTGCGCGCGCAGGTAGCGGTCGGTGTTGGTGAAGATATCGCCGCCATCCGAGGTGGCGAAATCGGTCTGCGACTGCGGCGCGCTGACAAAGAATGTGCCGCCGTTGTTCTGCTTACCTTGCTGGTTCGGGTAGCTGATCCAGGCGCGCGCCTGATAGGTCTCGATCGAGGTGCCGGAGACGCCGAACGGCATCAGTTGCAGGATCGCCGCCGCCGCGTTGTTCACGCCAGTCTCGACTTCGACGGCTGGCGCGCTGGTGTAGCCCGAGCCGCCGTTGGTCATGGTCACCGCGGTGATCGCGCCGCTGGTGATCGTCAAGGTGCCCGCCGCACCCGTGCCGTCGCCGCCCACGAAGGTGATCGTCGGCGTGCCGGTCAGGTTGGTGCCGCCGTCCACGATGGTCACCGAGCCAACCGATCCGCCAGTCACCGAGGCGACCACCGCGGCACCCGAGCCAGCCGGCAGCGTGACGGTGGGCGCGACGGTATAACCGGTGCCGCCCGCGATCAGCGTTGTCGCGGCGACGACGCCGGACGCGTTCACGGTATAGGTCGCCTGTGCGCCAGACCCCGGCCCGCTGAACGCCAGCGGATAGGTGCCGGGCACATAGCCCGAGCCGCCGCTCGCGATCGCCAGCGCCGTCACCGCGCCAGCCGCCACCGTCGCCGTGATCGCGGCGCCGGAACCGGGGATCGGGAAGCCGACAGCCGGGGTCGAGGTATAACCCGAGCCGCCGTTGGTCAGTGAGATGCCGGTGATCGCGCCGCCTGACGTGGTGAACGTCCCGGCCGCGCCCGTGCCGCCACCGCCCGTAAAACTGAGCGGGAACGTGCCAGTGGGGAAGCCGGAGCCGGCGGCAACCAAGGTGAGAAAGTCGATCACCCCGGAAGTCGCCAGCACCGCCTCCAGGATCGGCGTGTCATCCGAGCCGCCGCCGGAGAACGCGACCTGCACGATTTGGCCTGGCAGATAGCCGCTGCCGGGGTTGTCTACGGTGATCGCGACGACCGAACCGTCAGCGACCACGGGGGTGAGTACGACACCCGAGCCGGTGCCGCCATACACGGTGTAGCTCGGCACGCTGGTGTAGCCGCTGCCGCCATCCGTGATCTGGCCTACGGTGACCGGCGCAATGCCGCCCGCCGCGTAGAGCAGCGTACCATCCCAGATCCAGTAGTCGTTCTGCGTGTTGTGGTTGGCGATCAGCAGATATTGCGTGCCGGACTGGCAGCATGTCGGCAACTGCCCGTTGGCCGCATTGTAGAACGTGAGCGCCGTGCTGCTGATCGTGGTCTGTGCGGCGGACGGATAGGCGACCTGCACCGCCGTGCCATCGGACAGGAACACCGCGACGTAGACCTGCGCGCCAATGTTGAACCAGAAGAACGACACGATCGTGGTGCCGCTTGACGCCGTGTAGAATGCGGCGCCGGCATCCCACAGCGTGCGCAGGTAGCCGTCGCCGATGCGGAGGTAGTTCTCTAACCAGAAGAACTCCTTGTCATCGATCGCCGGGCGTGATGCGGATTGATTGAGGCCGGCGAACGGAAACGATGACCACGCCTTGAAGCCTTGCGGCAGCCCCATGCGCTGCTGTGCGGCACCCGATGCGTTGCGTCCTGACATAGACTACCACTCGGTCCAGTCCGCATAATAATCGGACACTCGCGCGCGAGCGCTCGACGCCGAGACGGTGGTGATCTGTTTGTAGTATTCGCCCTGGAGCACGCTCGCAGCTTCATATTGGTTCGACGCGAGTTTCCCAAGATACGCTGCCCAATAAGCAACGCACCGCTGATGGTTCTCCGGCAGAGCCTCGAAATCATCGTTGGTGTAAAGCGGCAGAGGAATGCAGAAACAATCCCATTCCATTTCGTTAACGTTGCTCGGCGCGGGCCACAGCCAAATGCGGCCATTCTGCCCGGTGCCGGTGTCGGACCACACAAACGGATAGCTGAACACGCCGATGTTGTAAGACCGCGCGTAGGCTTGCAGGTTATCCCACGGCATCCAATTCTGCACCGGCCGGATCGCCCCGCCCCACGACACCGCCACATCAAACACGTCGATCACCTGGCCGTAGCCGCGGTATTGCTGCTGCACGTATTCGTTCGCCAGCGCGTAGGCATACACTTCCTGCCCGGCGATTGTGTTGAAGCCGCAGGTCGGCGGCAGTCCCGCGACAGCACCGCCCGGCACCGCCGAGCCTGCTTGTGCTGCCGCGCCGAACGGCGCTTGGCCGGCGACGAGTGCGCGCAGACACCCGGTGTCCTGCGCCACCTGGTTGCGCGCGCCGTTGATCCAGCGGTTTAGTTGGAACAACCCCGTAAAGAGATTGCTCTGGTCGTGCAAAAGTGCGGCTGTGTCGATCTGGTAATCTTGTAGGGACACGGCGCCCCGCAATCGACCTTACGCTGGGGAAATAAACGACGTGTCAACAAACCCGCCCATAGTGAGCGCCAGCACCCCAACCGTGCTTGGGCCTGCCGCGGCAGCCGGGTTCGCGTTGAACAACGGCGTCGGCACACCGCGATAGACACCGCCATCGACAATCACGCCGCCGATCACGAAGCCTCCGGTCGAGTTGGTCGGCACCCAGATCACCGCCTGGCGCGTGCGCACCAGCAAATCCTGAATGTCCGGGTTGGTGTAGGCCGGGCCGCTCACCAACGCCGGGCCTGCGGCAGACAGGATGGCAAAGCCGGAGTTGCCATAGCCGGCACCCGCCGTGGTCACCGCATAGGTCGTGATGCCCCAGTTCATCAGCGCGGTCGCCGCGGCCGAGCCGGAACCGAACGACAAGCTCGGCACGGTGCCCGAGGTGATTGGGTTGCCGTGATCGACGCACAGCACCGCAGCTACCGTGCCGGCCCCGGTGAGAACGGCGGTCGCCGTCGCGCCGGAGCCGGTGGCGTCGCGCGGGTCGTTCACCAGATAGACCAACGGCGTGCCGCCACTATAGCCGGCACCCTCATTGGTCATGGTGATCGATGACACCACCCCAGCCGTCAGTGTCGCATAGGCGGTCGCACACACCCCGCCAGCCGGCGGCGGCGCAATCCAGACGAACGGCGGATAGGTGTAGTTGGTGCCGCCGAACGCCACCGAGACGCTGGACACCAGCGGGCCGAGCACCGCCTGCCACTTCGACGCGCCCGCCGAAGCGATCACCGTTGGCGGCGTTGTGTAGGCCGAGCCGGCCGTCGTCACGGTCGCGCCAACCGCGCAGCCGGACTGGTTGGCGAGCCGGTAATTCACACCATCGGAATAGGAAAACCGCATGGCGTTGCTGTCGTCGCCGACGCCGCGCCAGATCCCGGTGACGGGGTCAAGCATCTGCAACACGGTGTAGCGGCCAAGCTTGGCGTTCAACCACCCAGCGTTGCCGGTGCCTTGGCCGGGCTGCTGCGGGTTCAGGTTCGAGTTGAACACATAGGTCTCGCCAGCCTGCAAGGTCAGCGTGTTCGGCTGCCCGTAAGTGTTCAGCGGCTGACCCGATCCTCCGAAGAGTCGCACGGTCGTGGTTCCTTACTGCTGCGCTGGCATGAGAAAGATCGTCGCGTTCACGCCGCCCATGGTGAGCGCCAGCACCCCCGTGGTGCTCGGCGGCTGTGCGGCGTAGATCGCCGGGGTCGGAATGCCTTGGTAATGGCCGCTGTCGATGATGGCGGCGACCGACGCCAGGCCGCCTGACGAATTGGTCGTAAGGTCGATCTTCGCCTCGCGCCAACGCGACATGCCCGTCGAAGAGAAGCCGCCGAGATACGCAGGCGTCGCGCTCACATAGCCGCCGGCAGCGGTTGCCGTGGCGGCGCCCGCACTGGAGGTATAGCCGGCACCGGCCGTAGTGACGCTGACGCTGCGCACTGCCCAATCCATCACCGCCGTGGCTGCCGCTGCGCCGGAGCCGAACGCGAGCGTCGGCACCGTGCCCGAGGTAATGGGGTTGCCGTGGTCGTTGCAGACCGCCGCAGTGATCGTGCCGGCGCCGGTCAGCGCCAGGGCGACCTGTCCGTTATAGCCGGTGATGTCGCGCCAGTCGTTCAGCACCTCGGTGTTCGGCGGCGCCAGGTAGCCGGCGCCCTGATCGGTGATGGTGACGGCCGAGATGGTGCCGTTGGCGATGGTGATGGTGCCGGCCGCCTGCACACCAGGCTGCGGCGGCTGCTCGATCCAAAGGATCGGCGGATAGGTGTAGCCGCTGCCGGCCACGGCAATCACCGCGGCCGTCGAGATCGCGCCGCCGACGATGGCGGTCCACAGTGACCCGCCGGCCGAGGCGGTGACCGCAGGCGGCGTGGCCGTGGCGTAGCCTGACCCCGCCGTCGTCACCGAAGCGGCAACGACACAGCCGGAGGTGTTGGCGATGCGCGTTGTGCGGCCGTCGAAGTAATGCAGCTTCAGCGCGCGCGCGTCGTCGCCCGAGAAGCGCCAGATATTGGCGATCGGATCGAACCGCTGGACGTTTGACTGGCTGCTCGGCTTGTACCAATACCACCCGGCGGCCGGCATGAACGTCTGCCCCGGCGCCAGGGCAAGCTCCGGCGAGGCAACCCGTGGCGCGGCATCCCAGAACAGGGCCATCGGCGCGGCCTGTTACAGCACCGCAGGCGGGCCTGGCGTATTCGGCCAGGCGGCCCCGGTGATGCCGGTCACCCAAGCGCCGGACGACGGCTTGGCACACACGAGATCCAGACAGGTGATCAGCACACCGATGTCGGCGATCTGCCCCTGCGGGATGGCGGATTGGAACCCGGAGAAAACGAACGGCGCCGCCTCGGATAGATACATCGCAACGTAGCGGCTGTTGCCGTAGAACGCCTGCCCGCGCGGGCAGAACGGGTCCGGAAAGATCGGTGTATCGAGCACGCGGATCGCGCGGAACCCGGCGTTGACCACATCGCCCTTGCCGTAGCGCGAGCGCGGCGTGGTCTGGAACATCTCCAGGCTCATGAAATCCTGCATGAGCGTGGTCCAGTCGGCCGGGTTCATCACGCCCCAATCGGGCGACTCGCCGCCGGCCCCGGTCATGATGCGGGTGAGCAAGGTGGCGGTGCCGGTGCGCGAGGATACCGACGCCTGGCCGCCCATATTCGGGTAGTACTGGCCCTGCCAGTATGGGTTGGTGCGCGGGATGCCGCCATAGGACTGCGTGTTGGTGCCGTTGTCGTACGCCTGCGACAAGCTGTCCATCGCCAGCGGGTTCGACGCGTTGTTGGCATAGAGGTTCTGCGCCAGCGCCTGCTTGATCACCACGGCGGCGTCGGATGTCACCGCGCGCAGCTTCGGAATGATCACCTCGGACGACTGGACGATCGCCTCCATCCCGAAGAAGCCGATCGGCACCATGCCGAGCTTCAGGTTGAACTGCGCGTCCTGGATCGCCGCCTCATCCTCCGGCATCGGGAAGTCGCCAGCGAACGAACCCCAGTTGAACGACACGAACGACGCGCCTTGCACCGGGATCGTGATCTGCGAGACACCACCACGCGCGCGCTGGGCGTTACCCAAAAACAACGACAACAGGGGATGCGCCTGGTAGATCTGAGTGTACACACTCGGAATGACCGCCCGCCGGGTGATCGCGGACAACTGCTGACCGAGCGGACCACCCGGTACGATCCCGGAATAAGCCGGCCCCGTAAGGGTGCCAGACATCAACGTTCTCCGTATGTGGGTGGCGCGTCAACTGCGTCACAGCGAAAGCGCGGGGTGTGAAGTAGAAAGTCAGTAGCTTCCCGACTCTCAAGCGGCATCAACCGATACCCCTCGTCGGCCGCTATTGCCGGATATTCGTTCAGCAGTTTGATCGCCGCCCGCACCTTGTCAGCCACACGCTGGCCGCTCGGCTGATAACGCGACCATAGTTCGAGATTGGCCGGATCGTTGTTTAGCCTGTCGCCATCTAGGTGGTGGATCTGTTCACCAACTCGTAGCGGCCGTCCCAACTCCCGTTCCATCACGATGCGATGCTCAAACTCATATCCCGATGCGAGCTTGATTTTCCGGTATCCTGCGTCAGTGACGCTGCCGTCACCCATCTTCGCACGCAGCAAATCCGCACCGCCAGGATCGCCGATCTTCTGTTGGCGTCGATAATGTGTGATGCAAAACCCGCCGCCGCGCGCCGGCTTATCGCAATCATCCACCGCACAACGCACACCAGTAATAGCGCGCGGCGCGACGCCCACAGCGCCAACGGCTCCGTACAGATTTACGCGTTGGTAGTGTAGGTTGCAGTGACCCTTGGCGTATGACTTGCGGGAACAACCTTCAATTCCACACAACCCGACATCACGCTCCGGTATCGCCGACACTGGAAACCGTGCGCGCAGGTGTTCATCGCAGAGTCCCTTAGCGCGCGTCGTTGCAGAGCACCCAAATGCCCGGCAGGTTGTGCGGCACTGATCGCAATAGACTTGCGGCCCATTGGTAGACGGCACAAAGCCATCGCCACATAGGCGACAGACTTTCTCCGTCCGGTAGTTGCGCCGCATCCCGACCATCAGCCGCTCACCGGCATCTCGGCGAGCACCTGATTTACAGTGTCAGTGAAAAAGGCGTCCGGGTCCTCATGAAGCTGCCGCCACACCTCATCCTGCTTGGTGGTACCGAACATGTCGGCCTTGTTGTCGCTGAACAGCCGATTGTTGGCGGATGATGGCGGCGACTTCGGCAGCGACTCCCGGTAGAGCAGCGCGGCGGCTTCCGGATCGGCGAGTTGGCGGTCCTGCATGGTTTTCACCACGTTCGCCATCGCCTCATCGGTGAACTTGAACCGGTCCTGCACCTCGCCCAACTGCGCGCGCAGCCGCGTCTCGGCCGACTTGGTCTCCGCCGCAGTACGGTAGTCGTTGAACGCCGTCTCCAGCCCGGTCAGCTTCTGCTCGATCTCGGCGCGCTGGGCGCGGGCTTCGGTGACGATCGGATGCTCGTCGGGGATCTGGATCGCCGGGCGGAGTTCCTTCGCCTTGCGGCGAACCTGCGCGCCAACGTCCGGCGCATTCCAGATCTGATCGAACAGTTGCAGCATCTCGCGCTGCGCCTGATAGTCGCGCGCGTTGACCTGCATGAAGCCGTCGCCGCCAGGCTGCGGGTCCGGCATTACTCAGACTTCCCCATCGCGCCGCCGACGTGCTTGATCGCCATGGTGCCGTCCTGCACGGACGACGGCATGCCGGCCGCATTGGCGCCGATGGAGGTCTTGTCCATCGGCACACGTTGCATGATAGGATCTTCCGCCTTCGTATCGTTCAGGTATGGTCCAGGGAAGCGCGACATCGTATCTTTCCTTTCCGTTACGCGGCCATCGGCATGGCGCCAGCGGCAGCGCCGCCCGGCATCGGGGGTGCGCCACCAGCGCCTTCGGCGCCGCCGAGTGCGGGGGGTTGCGGAGGCTGTTGCTGCCCGCCCATGCCGGCGAGCGCTGCATTCGGTGCGGCGGCCTTCAGCCGCTGCATCATCTGCAACAGGCTCTGTAGTTTCATCTGCGGATTATCCTGCGCCTCGTTCATGTGCGCGCCGATCTTCTTGACCGAGTCGAGCACCGCGTTGTGCAGTTCAGTCCCCATTGGGATGGACGGCAGCGCGCGTTGGAGCGCTTCCAGCGCCGTCTTCACATCGGACAGCCCGCCGGTCGCGTTGCCAGGATTGCCATGCGGCGCGACCGCCGGCCCCGCATTCGGTGGAGCCGGCGACAGCGTCGGGGGAAGGGCGCCACCGAAAGGCGGCATGGGGGTCCAGTCCCTTCTATCGCCCCGCCCGGTCTGCGTTCGCTCAACCGAACGGGGTCAGCGTTAGCGCCGGGAGCGCTTGCTGTGTCTGCGGAACCGCATCGTTTGCTCCTTGTTGCTGCCGAGACACGGTGTATCGGCGGGGCGGAGGCTGATGACCGGTCAAGTCGATGTCAAGCATTACGACAGCGTTCGTCTAATAATAGTTTACGGATTTACCGTGCTACAACTAATAGGTATTAGCACGTTTCTACGGTTCCCTGCGATGTTACTGTGCGTCATGTTCATCCCACGCAGCAAGATCGCCAGATGGGCCGCCGAGATCATCCAGGCATGCACACCGGATCTGGAGGAGCGCATCCAGCGCGGCGCGCTCTACCGCAACCTCTATCTGACCGGCGATGAGAACGGCAATCCCGCGACCTATGCCAAAACCTTCGCCTATATCGACAACCTTGCGAGCTTCCTGTTCAGCCCGTTGGAGTTGCGTTACCTGATCAGGTTCCATGGCGGCGGCAATCTTACCGAGCGCGCGATGGGCCGGGCCTCCGCCGCCGTGCTGCACGACCTGATGACCGATGCCGGCGTCTACGCGACGCTGTCGGACTGCGTCGAGTGGTCGCTGGTCAAAGGCAAGACGTTCTGCAAGCTGAATTGGGAGGGTGACGGCTTCGCACCCTACATGATCCAGCCGGAGTTCCTCGGCGTGCTGCGCCCGGATGTGACCGATCTTGGCCGGCAAGAGGCGTTCGTCCACACGACCTATTACACGCCATCCGAGTTCGCCTCGGCGTTCCGCGAGTTGCCGAACCTCGGGCAGTTGATGCGTGACATCACCAAGCGCGGCAGCCGCGGGCGGCCGGACCAGCGGCCGGATCGCTCCAACGCGCTGAAACAGATCGTACTGGGTGGGCTGAACCCGTTTCTGCAAGCCGGCCAGTCGCCGTCCACCGCAACCAGCCGCGGCATCGTCAACTGGCTGGGCGGCCCGCAGGCCAACTGGGATGCCAAGGTCATGGCGCAACTGCTGCGCCTTGACGAACTCTGGGTGAAAGATAGCGCCACCGACGATTGGGCGACGTTCCAAATGGTCGGCGACGTGCTGGTGACCGGCGGCGAGATCATCCGCAACGCCTTCGCCGATATGTTCGATCCGGACAATCAAATGCGACGGCTGCCGGATCAGTTCCGCAAGCGGAACCCGCTGTCCGGCCTGCATCCGTTTGTCGAGTTCTGCCCCAACCGGCTGGATGGGTATTTTTGGGGTCGTTCCGAGATCTGCAATGTCGGCGTGCTGCAAATGCAGATCAACGCGCGGCTGAACGGCATCGCCCGGTTGCTGCGGCGCGAGGAAAAGCCACCCAAGTATTTCGCTGGTGGCATGGGCATCACCCAGCAGAAGTTCTCGGCGATGGACAAGCCGGGCGGGTTCTTCACCGATCCGACGCCGAACGCCAAGATGCAAGACGTGTACCCGAAGGTGCCGGAGGGATTGTGGCAGAGCTTGCACGAGTACGATCAGATGTTCGACGCCATGGCTGGGCTGCCGCCCGTGCTGCAAGGCCGCGGCGAGTCCGGCGTGCGCGCGCAGGGCCACGCCGAGACGCTGACCCGCAACGCCTCGCCCCGGTTCAAGGATCGCGCCCTGTCGATCGAGCGATCGGTCACCGAGGTTGGTGCGCTGGGCCTGGCGCTGCTGCGCGCCATGAACAATGAGACGGTGGTGACCTGGCTGAAGCCGGAGACGCAGAATGTCGTCGCGCAGATGAAGCCGGACGACCCGACCTTGGAGCCGCCCGCACCGGGGATGCACCAGTTTCCGTTTCGCTTCTCCCACATCCCCGATCACGCCAAGGTGGTGGTGGACAGCCATTCGTCCAGCCCGGCGTTCAGCTACGAGTTCCGCAGCCTGATCTTCGACATGGTCAAGGCCGGCATGATGACGCCGGAGGAAGCCGTCGAGCACCTGCACCCGGCCGGCGAGGACGACATGGTCGCCGACATCGAACGCCGCGAGATCCAGCAGGCGCAACTGATCAAGCAGCACCCGGAGTTGCTGGCCTCCATCATGGGTGGTAAGAAACACAGGTGATTGCCGGGAGGGCAACTATGGGAGACGATCAAAACGATATCGCTGCGCTAGAGGCGATCCACGCGAGGCTGCGCGCCACGCACGATGAAGTCCTCGATCTGGTCTACTCAGAGAGCGCGTTGCATACCATGTCCACCGATACGGCTGCGGCGCTCGGCTATGCAGTCGGCTGCATCAGCAAGGCGAAGGCGCTGCTTGGCCGCGATATTGACGACCGCAAACGCCACGCTCTATAGTTGCCCTCAAGGCAACCGCGGAGACCAGATATGGCGCGCAAGGCGGCACTTAAGCGTCAGGCAGCGCCGCGGCAGAACACCAAACCGCGGCCACAGCCGTTGCTGCGTTGCTGGCTGCGACGTCGCACGCGATGCCTCGGCGAGTGCCAGTATCTGCTTCCAAGGCGGGAGTGCATGTATGAGCTACTACAGGCTGATCGTGATGCGGCTAAAGGACATGCGGCGCGTGCATCCGGAGATGGACGCGAGCCGTAACTGCCAGTGCTGCAATGAGACGGTCGGCATCTATCCATCGGGGCGGCGCATCCTACAGCGCCATCCCGACAGTGACATCGTGTGCAGCCACTGCGTGTCGCGGGATGACGTGCGCCGCGCGAAACCCGCGCCTGGCGCGTTGGCCGAGCGCGGACAGTCGGTTTCGCGTCAGTGATGCCTCTGATTTGCCCGTGCTGCGGCCAACCAGCGACGCCGCGCAAGACACCGATCACTGCGGACGAATGCGAGGTCGGTTACCGCCTGATGCTGCGCCGCGGCCTGAACCGAGATACGCTCCTCGCCGAGTACGGCGCCACGCTCGATCAGCTTGCGCCCGGTATGACCGATTGGCTGCGGATGCAACCGCCATGATGCAGCCGCTCCAGACGATCCTGGTATTCACTGCGGGGGTTATCCGAACACTGAACCGGCGACTACACGCCCGCCAGCGCGCGATTGACATGCGTATCCTCTGGCCGGCGTGCATTGAACGGGCACCGAACCTTGATCTCGCGCTGACAATATTCCGCATTCATTGCTACCAGGACCCGGCGTGGCTGGAACTCGGCGAGGCTACCATCAACGAAATGCTCGACCGTCTTGAGGTCGCTAACCGCTCCGCACCCCATCCCCCGCAATGATATGCACGGGCGCGCTGTCCTTGCGTGCGTGCTGGATCGCCACCGGGTTCACCGTGTCGCGCGTGTTGAACCGGCCACTGACCGCTGCCTGCATGACCGCGCGTGGGGGCAGATCGAAGATCCCACCGCGCTGCTGACGTTGCTGTCTCGGCCGGGCGAACATATTATCCGCCATCGCCTGCAAGCGCGGTGGCAGTTTGGGCGCCATCGTCTCGCCCTCGCGTACGTCACTGCGCAGATCGGTCATTTGGTGGTCGGTCATTACGATCTCCGCAGTCTGGTCCACCGCGCGGACTCGCAGTGACCCGACCACGGCGGGCGCGACCTGTGAGACGTAATCGAATTTCTTGCGCCGCGCCTTGCGCTTGCAGGTCGGGCACGGCGGGTCCGGCAGCAGATCGAGCGCCGCTTCGTCCGGCACCTTCACGACCCCCTTGTAGCGGGTGCCGCAGATCGTGCAGCGGATGGTGAGTTGAAACCGGGTCATCTGCCCTCATGGGGTTTGACGGTGGTGACGCCAAAAACCGTCGTGGCGACGGAACACAGACCGCCGTTGGCGGCGCGGCACCCTGCGCTGCAACCGCATAGACCGTTCGAGACGCAGAGACTCAAATCTACGAACGGTTACCAGACGGCCATTCTGCCATTTGCCATAGGATATCCAGCGCCATGACTCGGTAACTATCACCCGTATGTCACCCTTCCAACCCCATCTCGGCGATGATCTCCTCGATGCGCTGGTTCAGCGCGGACAGGTCACTCATATCCACACCGAAGCGTGGCGGATATAGCATCGGCAAGGTCTCGCGGCGCACTTCCTTGCCGTCATGCGCAACGACGATGGCCCACTGTCGCGGCTCATCATCGCCTGATGGCATCAGCGCCTGGAACCTGTAGCCGCCGAGAAAGAACTCACCGTGCCGCGTCATACTCACTCCTCCCCCAGCAGCGAGAACCGCTCGACGCGCGGCGGCTGCGCCAGCGCCTGGCGATCGTTCTGATGGGCCTTCGCAATCGCGTTGATATAGCTCTCCACCGGCACGACGGCGACCGGCTTGGCGGCAATGTCGCGCCCCAGGATCGCGCCGCCGCGCCCGCGTGCCTGGATCTGGAACGCTTCGTGCGGCACCGGCCACACCTCCACCCAACCCTCCCGCGGGCACCAATAGAGCGGCTGGCCGCGCTGCGCACGCTCTGCGCCGGTCATCGCGTCAAGCCAGGCCGGCAAGCAGCGCATCAGCGGCGTGCGGCAGCGGACGCCCTTGCCGGTCGCATGCACCACCGCCAGCATCGCCACCGCGTCCGGGGGCAGATCGAGACGGGTCTGGCCGGCCGGCAGGATCATGCGGCCACCTTCCCCGCCGGCATCGCCTCGCGCCAGGCCACCGGGACGAACCCGACCGCGCGCCGGTTCAGCACCGCAGCCCAGTAGCTGCGCACCTGCCAGCCGCGCACCTGCCACACCTTCACCCGCGTGGTCCGCCAGTAGGCCAGGGTTCCGTTAGGATCAATGACAGGATCGTCCGACAGATAGAGCGACCGGTTGGTGGGCGCGCTCGCCATGCCGTGCCAACCGGGCGGTAATTGTTGCGTCTCCGCGAGGGGCACCGCCAAATCGGGAAGTGCCGCTAAATCAAGCTCTTGCGGTGGCGATGCTTCCTCTTGCGTGACCGCCATCCGCGGCGCGCCGCGCAGCGGCGGCATGGCCGGAACGGGATCAGGTCTGCGGTTCATCGAGGCCGTGCTCCTCACGCCAAGCCTGGTCCGGCGACGGGTCGGTATAGGCCGTCGCATCAGGGTCGGTCGGGGTGATCACCGCCTCGACCGCCTGCTGATCCCGCATCTCCAACGCCTCCCGCGCCAGGGTCACGTAGCATGTCCACATCGGGACAATGTCCAATGTCGGCACCAGCGTGGCGGTCCCGTTTGGCACCGAGATGCTGGCCGCCTCATACGGCACCACCGGCTGATTGGGCGAGTAGTAGTTGGTGCATAGCTTGCGCGCCAGCGCCTGCACGCGCGGCTCGACGTTGTGCCACCACGGCGTCGGCTGGGTGATGTTGCTCATGTCGGCTCCTTCGACTGACGTTCCATGGCCTGGTGACAGATGCGGCCGAGCAACAGCAGGCGCCGGCCATGCTCATCGATGAACCTGGCTAGTTCCATGACCGGAACCAAGTTCTCGTAATCATCATCGACTGGCGCCTCTTGCGCCATATCCAGCAGCCGCTCGAAATCATCGAGCATCACGCCGTCCGGCAACCGCTCCTGCGCGATATTGTCGTTGCTCATGCCAAACCACGCTCCTCCATCCAGCGCTGCGCTGCGCCGGCTTCTTCGACCTGCCCGGCCTCGACCTGGCGTAGATACTGCTGCACGATCTGGTCCACCATATTGCCAGCCGGCCTGACGCCGGCTTCGCGCCACTCGCACGCGGCATAGGTCGCGCCCAGCATCAGCAGCGGGCCGCGCTCCTGCTGCACCCAACTGGTGTTGGCGAGACAGGCGGCGAATGTCCGATCGTCCTTGGCGCCGTTCGGTGCCTCGATCGACATGCCGTCCTGCACCACGATCTGCATCTCCTCCAACAGCGGCTTGGAGTTGATCACCAGCATTTCGTTGACGTGGCTGTCGCGGAACTCATTGAAGATGAACCGCTTGTTGTCGCCCGTCGTCAGGAAATTGGTCACATAGCCGGCCGAGGCCGGGTTATCCGGCCGGCGATACAGGTGATAGCGCGCATTGTCGAGGAAGTCCTCCAGGTCGCGTCCGTGGGCACCCCGCTTGGCGCGATAGACATCGCCGCGCAGGATCTCGCGCAGGTGGTCAAACTCTACCAGCACGGCCTTGCCATAGCCGCCGGAAAGCTCGATGTTGATGGTGCAGTTCTGATAGATGCCGGCGAGATAGGCCAGCACCCACGCCGCCTGGCGGGTCTCGGCGATGTTGTCGGCATACTCGGCAACCTGCACCAGCTTGTCGGCATAACATCTCCATACCGAAACGGCATGCCGGTCATTTTTCTCATCACTCCCGCCGGCCGGATCGCAGCCAAGCACGTAGCGGCCGTCCGGGTGCGGCGGCACCCACATGCGCAACTGCACCTCATGCTGGCGCAGCACGTCGCCCGCCAGGTTCTCCACCCCGGCCGCCCAGAAGTCGTTGCCAAGCCAGAAGCGATACCCCTGATAGGCCACCCCCTCGCGCTCGATCCGCTCGTAGTCATGGGCGATGCGGCGCAGTTGGAAATAGGACTGCCCCGACATGACGAAGGCGTCTTCCTCGATCCAGGGTTGGTTCTGGTTCAGGGATGACTCGGTCTGGTGGTCCTTGCTGGCGCGCCAGCGGTGCCAGGCCAGTTGCTCCGGTGTTATCTCCCAGCCGTAGCGTTCCTTGACGACCTTGATCCGCGTCCGCTCGCGGTCATCCGGCTCGGCGAGGCCCCAGATGGCGAATAGCGGGCTGCTCCGCTTGATGCTGTTGGCTTCCTTGGCCCACCAGCCGACAAAGATGCAGCGGTTGGTGAACACGTCACCACGCGCGGCGAGCCAGCGCTGGCGCCAGTGATTGAAGCCCTTGGCCGTGCTTTCGTATACATAGAGGCGGTCGGGATTCTGTTCCGACATCGCCTCCTCGAAGTTGGTCAACCCCTCCGGACTGCCGTAGTTCGCCACCTCGGTCAGCAGCACCAGGGAGAAACCCGACGACTCGCCCCACGCCACCTTGGTGCCGGACGTGCCGGCGACCAGGAAGTTTAGTTGCGAGCCGTTACTGAACGCCATGAAGTACTTGTTGTCGCCGCCCTTTTTGATGGCGAAGGCGGCGCCGAAATACTTCAGCGGGATCGATGCGATGAGGTTGCGGATCTGCTCGCGGAAGTCATCCCGCGTCTTCTCCTGATCGACCACCAGCGCACCCTTCATGCCGGGGTGCAGCGCCAGCCAGAACAGCGCGATGATGACGAAGATCGTTGTGCTGCCTAACTGACGCGACTTCAGCACGTAGAACCGGCGGATGCCCTCATCCATGCCGGCGGTTAGCTCCTCTAAAATACGCTGCTGCGAGCGCCAGAGCTTGATCTTGATGCCAGCCTCGCCGGGGGCGGCCGTCTCCTCGCGCGAGACGATGCGGAGGTTGTCAATAAAACGTAACAGTAATGGGCGCCACTTTGGCGCGCTTGGCATCAGGCGGTCATGCTCATACGGCGCTATCCTGGCCGGCGATAGGTCGGGTCATAGCGGAATTGCCTCCCGCCGATCGGCGTGCGTTTGGCGTCGCGGTCCTCGGCACGCATCCATTCCAGTGCCGGGTGACGCTCCATCATGCGGATCGTGCGCTCGCACGTCGCCTGCACCTGCTCCGGCGTCAGCAGTCCAAGCGAGGTGTCGATCAAGCCGTCCCACTCCATAGGCGGTAGCGGCGAGCGGCGGCGCGTTTTCATTGTTCGCATCACGACCTCGACATACCATGCCCACATGGACGACGACGCACCCGCCTGGCTCGGCTGGGCGTCAGGCAAGAACGCCTGGCACTTTCAGCGACGCTTGTGGGAGCGCTACGGACTGGTGCTGCAATTCGGCGCGTATTCAGAGATCCAGCGGTCAATCCGCAGCGGCGCCTGCCACCACATCGCGCGCGGCAAGCGTGATCACGTCTGGTTCGTGCCACTGCAAGGCCACATCATCGCCGTGGTCGCCGAGCCAATGACGTGCCGGCTGATCACGGTCCTGCCGCGTGACCTGCTGCAAGGCCGCTGCGTTAGGATCGCGGCGACCGCGCACGACAAGCCAAAGTCACCAGCAGAGCGTGTGTGGGATGACGCCACCGCGCGGCGGGACAGCGTCACGGTGACAGCCGGGCAGTGAACGGTGGACGCGGGGCATTGCCTACCCCGCGCCCGATGTTTGGGTCGCCGGATTCGAACCAGCGACACCCAGATTACAATTCTGGTGCTCTACCAACTGAGCTAGACCCTTGGTTGCACACTGGGTTTCGCTGACGTGACACCTCATGCTGATCCGCACGCACGCCCACTGTGCTACGCTCCATCAGGGATGATGGCTGGAGCGGCCGGATTTGAACCGGCGTCTTGCGGTCTCGGGATGCCGTCGCAGCTAGTTCCAGATACGCATTTATAAAGCTACAGGGCAAGACGCTGAAGCTGGCGCCTGAAGCTGACGATAAGGCTGAAGCTGGCCCTGGGGGCGGATGGAGCCGCGGGCACGGAATTGAACCGGCATCAACCACTGACAAGGTGGCTGCTCTAGCATTGAGCTACCGCGGCAAACTCTTAGGCGACGATGCCATCATGCAGATACTCGAACAGCACCTTGCCGATCTGGCGCTTCTCGACCTCCGTGTTGTTGGCCCGCTGGCGCGCCCGCTTGACCGCACGCAGCAGCCGGTCAACGCGTTCCAACAACGCGCTTTTCTGCGCCGTGGTGATCATGCCGCTGCGCCGCGTGGTGGCGATGCGTGCGATCGGGGCATCTTCCTGGATCGCCTGCACCTGCGCCGGGTGTTCCTTGGTCGCCTCGGCCATGATGATCGGCTTGACCAGCCGCTTGGTGCGAAACGTCACATCCGGATCGCGCGCGCGATACACGCCGCCCCCAGTGCGGGCGTCGGCGTCCAACTCCCACACCGGACCTGGCGCCAGTGTCGGGATCGCCAGATATACCTCGCGCAACTCGGCCAGCTTGGCCTCCATCCCGAGCAACACAGCCCCCGGCACATTCTCGGCCAGCACACACTCGCCGACGACGATGTCGGCGACCGCCTTCTGGTTGGTCGCCTCGCGCTGCAAGAACGCGTCCAACGCCCGCACGTTCGGCCCGGCGTTGTACAGCAGCTTGTCGAACACCGTAGTCACCATCGCGCTGGTCTCGGTGGTGTCCAGCTTGCGGTCATCCTCGGCGAAATACGTGACCGTCTTGACCGTTTCGATGAAGTGCTCATCCTTCTTACCGAAGGTGCGCACCGTCTCCTCATTGGTCCGCCTCGCCGTGGTCTGCAAGCCGCTCTCCACGGCCAGCACTTCATGCAGCTTGGGCATGGCGCGATCTCTCAATTGCCTTCACGGCAACCTACATACTTGCGCCGCCGGCAGTGTCAACCCCCGCCGCCCACAACGCAAGGTCCGCAGTCACTTGCGTGATCACCGGCTGCCAGGCGCCGAGCGCCGGCTGGCGGTAGATCGTCATCGCCGGATACCACACCGTGCTCGTGCCGGCATTCAGCCAGCGCCAGCACCCGTTGGCCCGCGCCAGCAGCCAGGTCGGCACACCGAGGCTGGCCGCAAGATGCGCCACTGCGGTATCCACCGTGATCACCAGGTCAAGGCCGGCGACGACGCAGGCCGTGTCATACCAATCGTTGCACCCCCACTGTGTTAGATCCTCTTGCTGAAGCGAGATCCACGGCACCACGTCGGTGAGCGGGGCGATCATCTCGCGAGAGATGCTGCGGCGCAGGTCGTCGGCGTGCGCCATCGGGTCATGCGCACGCGCGCCGCCGTGCCAGCATAGGCCGAGCCTGGCGCCGAGCCGGCGCGGCGCAACATGATATTCGGCCGGCGGCGGACGGGTCTCCAACGTCGTGGCGAACACCGCCGGCAGGCTCATCAGCGTGGTGACGATGTCATAACCAGCCGCGTCTGCGGCGCTGCCGACGTGGGCCTCTGCCGCGGCCAGCAGACGCACCAGCGACTCCTGCGTCTCGACATGCACCACGGCGGCTAGTTGCTGCACCAGCGGAATATACCGGGCGAACTGGATGGTGTCGCCATAGCCTTGTTCCGAGCGCAGCAGCACGCGCTTGCCGCGCAGGCCCTCCGGCTGGCCGCACCAGATCCGCGGCGGGACGTAATCCCACGGCGCGCCGAACGGCGGATGGCGCAGCACCGCCTGGCGCCGCTGCCATCCTTCCGTCCACCGACCGCCGCGCAACAGGGTGAAACCGAGGCCCATCTCGGCCTCGGTGAACGCCGGGTCGATCTCCAACGCGCGGCGATATTCGTTCTCGGCCGAGGCGTCATTGCCGAACAGACTAAGGCCGGTGCCGTAACCACACCGCACCTCGGCGTCCTTCGGCGCCAGCGCGGCGGCGTAGCCGTAGAGTGCCAGGCCAAGGGCGAAATGTTCGGTCAACAGACAGACATGCGCGAGCCGCACCAGCGCCTTGGTGCAGTTGGGATTGAGCGCCAGGCAGCGTTCGTAGCAAGCCGCCGCCGGCTCGAACTGCCCCAGCTTATGGTGGCAGAAGCCTTGGTTGTAATGCGCAGAGTAATCGAGCGGGCGGATGGTTCCGGCGGTTTTCAGCAAGCCGATCGCTGGTTCCCACTGGTGCTGCTTCATGTGCCAGTAGGCCGAGACCGACAGCAAGTCGAAGCGATCGGTATCACCGACACCGGCCAGCATATCCAGCAGATCACGCGAGGTAACGATGTCGCCGCGCGTGATCAGGTCATACGCGTCACGGACACTCCGGCTCGCCTCCGTCACTGCGGACGCAGCATCTTGCTGCTGCCCGGCATGATCTGTTGGCCGGCGAGCGCCAACCCCAGCACCGGATCGTTGCGCACCGTGGTCTGCAACCGCTGCTGCGCGCGCGCCTCGATCACGGCGATGTCAGACTTGGCGTCGAGATCGCGCGCCAGATCGAACACTTGCGGCACGATCAGCCGCGCGCGCGGCACGCTGACGTGCTGGCCGTAGTCGTCCACCAGATCCACCGTGGTGCCGGCCTGCGCGTTGCGCAACCCCTCCAACGTTGCCAGCGCCTTGTCGGCGTTCTGGTAGCGCAGGCCCAACGGGTTCGGCAGACCCTCGACATGGAGCATCAGAATGTGCATTGCTTCTCCTGTTATTTCGGCGACGGCGGGAACTCCCCCCGCCTGATCCGCCGCTTCAGGTCATACGCCGTCGTGCGGCAGATGCCGTAGCGACCGGTTACCACCCGCACCGATTCACCGCAGCGGAAGTCCTCGGCGGCCCGCGCCATGATGTCGGCGTCGATCGGCGGCCTTCCTTCGGGGTTCTTCACCGCCGTCATGGCGCGAAACACCGCCTCGGCGAGCGCGCGCGGCGCGGCGCACTGCGCAAGCGCCGCCTCGGCCGCCGCAGCACCGGTCTCCAACATCGCGCGTGAGAGGTGCATTACCCCGCAGCGAACGACCGGATGAGGCTGCGACCTGACATCATCGCACCGTCCGGCGCACTGGACGCACGCGATATCCGTGGCTCTCCAACCCGTTGCAGACGCGCTCGCCAATGGCGTGGATCAGCGTTAGCAGGGCGAGACCGAGGATAAAAAGGAACACTCCAAGCCCCATCCCGAGCGGCCAAGGGCAACCGTTCGGTCCGCCCCCCGCCGCGCGATCCAGCCATACGGCAAACGAATAATCGGCGTAGACCAGCGGAATGCCGATGCCGAAGAACACCACCAGACCCGCAACGGTCTCGGTGATCTCGCGGCGCGGCTCACGCAGAATGTTGGCTAGTGACATGGACGCCTCCGTTCAGCGCACGCTTATCGGCTCGACTGTGTAAGCCGTGAGCGGCCGGTTCGGCTGCCCATCCGCCCGTAACGGACGCACGGCGCTCTGCTGTTGCCAGCACTTCATCGCCGCCTCGAAACTATCGAACGGCATGGCCTGACGGTGATCTTCGGTGAAGGCGATATAGCCTTGGCCGCCATAGGCGTTCGGATCGTAGAAGCGCAACCAGCGCGAGCGCACCCGCCCCGCGGCGATATCAGCGATATGCGCCGCCGTGTCGTGCGTCGGCTGCGGCGTCAGGACCTTCAGTATCCACACCATACACGCCTCCCGTCAGTGCGATGAAGGGACATGTGCGTAGCTCCCGTCAGTACTGAGTGCGAAAACTACACCGAAAATGTCCGCGTTGGCAACTCGCGCCGCCCCTCACTCGGGCGGAACGTCACCGGGCAGCGTCACACGCGTTGGCTGGAATACCGCCCGATTGATCGCCATGAAGCCCTTCTCGATGTCGGTTCGGCCGATCGCCAGCCAGCGCGGATCGCAGGTTCCGGACTGCGCGAGGCTGTCCAACTGGCGCAGGACGCTCTCCTCCAGGCGCTTGTTGGCGTTCACCAGATCAACCGCTGCGGCGCTCTGCGGCGTGTAACCTGCGACTGGCAGGCCGGTGTGCGGTCGTTCATTCACGGGCATGGGAAGTCTCCAAGTAGCGCTTGGCGCGGATGATCTCGGTGTTCTGAGCGCCGAGGTGACGGATGGAGGACACTGGAATGCCAGACGCGAGTTGCTGCATTAGCCGTTGTGTCCGGTCGCTATAGGGACGGCCTACCTTTGATTTGCTGGCGGCCAAGCGGCGAGTAAGCGCTTCCGCCAACGGCCACCCAATCCGAAGCCGTGAGGCGACTAACTTATGCTTGACACCCTTCTCGCGCGTAACGTCGAGCAGCTTTCTGCGCTCGCCTTGCCATTCAACCCACACGGTATCACGACGGTTGGCGCGTTGCTCACCGTCCGTTGCCCATATGCAATTGGCAGGCCCGTAGTTCCCATTTACGTCGCGTCGCTCGATCGAGTGCTTGGCGGATGGACGCTCGCCCATGTCGGCTAGAAACACCGCGAAGTCCTGCCACCGGTCGCACACCGTGATGCCGCGGCCACCGTAATTCTTCCAGTTAGAAGATACCTGATACTTACACCTGGCACGCATCGCCTGCCACGACGACCACGTCAGGCGATGGACCTTGGACGGTAGAAGCGGATTGGGTTGCGCCAAATCCGTCGCATCGCGGTGATTACGCCAGCTACAAAAGCGTCGGCGCCCAGCGTGCAACTTATCCCCATTCACCTCGACCTCTCGACCGCATGCACAGCGACAGTCCCACCACACATGCCGCTCCCGTCTGGCCGAGCGGGCGGTTACTGTGAGCAATCCGAACGTCTGACCTATCAGGTCGATCGGGTAGGGTGGCATACGGCTGCACCTCGTTCTGTAACTTCCTCCCCCTTCCCAAAAAAGCATGCGGAGGTGGCACTCGACCGACCAGGACCGCGTCCCGACGCCTGCCGCCGGGCGGGCGCTGGCGGGCGGCCAGCGGCGCGGCGCAGGGAGGGGCGGGCGGCGGCCAGGGGAGGGGGGTGGCACCTCGCACTAGGGCGTAAGGTGCGTGGATCATGGCAACGCGTTGATATCGCTGTGCTTTATCGCTTGGTTACCGGGCTGTGCCATGCCCCGTGCCATGTGGATCGGTGCAGCCTCGCCACGTCGCTGCGAACGAACGACCGCTAGCCGGTGGTCAATCGGTGAAGGGTACAACGGGAGGGGGAAGGGAGCGACGCCGCGTGCGTGTAGCGTGTCTCCCCTGCCCGAGCATGAAGGCCGGCGGCACATCCCCCTCCGCCTGTAGCGGGATGCGGAGCGACGGGGCATCGCCATCCTGCACAGCCGCAGCGGCCAGGCGGCGCTTGCTCTGCTTGACGGCGGACATATGGCGGACCTGCTGCCGCTGCGCGTCGTGTCGCTTGGTGCAGCGCGCATGCTCCGCATCCAGGGCTGGCAGGATCACAGCGAACGCAGCGGTAAGCTGCTCTTTCATGTCGCGCAGCCGAGGAACAGGCACGCGCGCGAGCGAAGCGAGCGTTATTTCATCGGCAGGCAACGGCACGCATCCGCTACGCCAGTAAGCTACCGCAAGCTGACATGCCACGCGATAGAACGCGCCATTAGCAGTTACAAGGGGTTGCGCGTCCCAGATACACCAATGTGGCAACGGGAAGCGCATGCGGCCTACCTCGCAAAGAGAATTGTAACATAACGCAGATTATGCGTTGACAGGGGGAACGGCTATCGGATAGGTACCACGTCAGGCGGGCGATGGCACGCCAGAACAGAGCAAAGGGCTTGCACCATGGAAATCGATTACAACACATGCAGCATGGACGACGTTATCCGCCGCTCCATCCTGTTGCACCCGTTGCTATTCGCCAGCGCGATGCGCGACGTGTCGCGCATTCATCAGCACGCGGCCGGAACCTTATCCTACCGCGACACGGAAGCGAAGCGCATCGCGATACGCATGTGCGACGACGCATGCAACGTAGCCAACGCGATTGACGGTATCGACCATGCTGGTATTGGCACAGATCCGGCCGGATGGTCGTTCAGCGCGCGCATTATGGCGTTTTCCGCCGCAGCGCGGCTGAATTGCCTGTCGTTCGCCAACGCCCAATACATCGCAGCGCGGGAGGGTTGAACCATGGAAATCGACATCACGCGTTTTTTTCGCGAGGCTGACGCGTTCGAGTTCTCCGCCAGCGCTGCCGAACGTGGACAGAATGTCGCCCGCGAGACGTGGTTAAACGCCAAACGCGAAGCCGCCAACAACCCACTACTGACAACGGAGGAACAGCTTGACGCACTGCGCGACGACGTTCGCGGTTATGGCGCATGGTCGTGCGAGGAAATCGACGGATGGTCCACAACTGAGTGCAACGCGCTATTCGTGCAATTGGTAAGCGGCGCGATGCGCGAGTTAGAGAAGTTATGTATGCGTGACGATGGCGAGATAGATTGGCGTAGGGCCGAGCACCTATCGTCCGAGGGCCGCATCGCTGGCGTCCTCTATCGTGGCGATGATGGACGCGTGTATTACTACCTCGGAACCTAACCAATAGGCCAGCGACGCCACGCGCGCCGCTAGTCCCTTGGTTCGGTAATCAAGGTTGGCGGGCACGGGTCTGCCAGATACACAAGCGAAAGGCTTGCACGATGGCACGAGACACAACGGAACGACGCGACATCTATCAGGAGATCACTGACAAAGTGATCGCCGCAATCGAGCAAGGCGCGGGCACGTGGGAAATGCCATGGATCGCCGCAGCGCGGGCTGGCAACGCCATGAACGCGACCACCGGGAAAGCGTATCGCGGGATCAACATTATATCCCTCGGTATGACCGCAGCGGGTTGCGGCTACGAACGGAACCATTGGGCAAGCTATCAGCAGTGGACCACGGCGGGCGCGCAGGTGCGCAAGGGAGAGCGCGGCGCGCTGGTGGTCTATTACGGTTCGACGACTGTGCGCGACCCTAGCGCACCATCCGGTGACGATGACAGCGAGCGCACAGTGCGCTTTCTGAAACACTCGCACGTTTTCAACGTGGCGCAGGTCGATAACGCCAAACCGGCGCCCGCTGGACAGCGGCCGAACCTTGCGGAACGTATCGCCGCAGCGGAGCAATTCGCGACCGCATCGGGCGCTACCATCCGCTACGGGTTCGACCGCGCGTTCTACCAGCCGGGATCGGACTACATCGCGATGCCTGACTTTGACCAATTCCGCGGCACCGATGGGCGCGACGCAACCGAGGCGGCCTATGGCACGCTGTTCCACGAATTGACACATTGGACGGCGGCACCATCGCGCTGCAACCGGAACCTTACCGGCCGGTTCGGCGATGAAGCCTATGCGGCGGAGGAACTGATTGCAGAGATGGGCGCGGCGTTCGTGTGCGGCGCGTTGCAGATCACGCCAGAGTTCCGGCGCGACCACGCGGCCTACATCGCCAATTGGTTGCGGGTCCTAAAGAATGACAAGCGGGCGATCTTCACGGCCGCAAGCAAGGCAAGCGATGCAGTGGACTACCTATCCAAACTGGCAGACGCGCCCGCGCAGCAGGTCGCAGCCTAACCAGGAGGGCGGTAGCGCGCTCGCGCGCTACCTCTCCCATGGTTCGGATCATGGTGGCGCGGCGCAGTGTCGTGCCAATCGAGCGAGGGGCTTGAGATGCCTATATTCAAGACGACGGTCAGCGTAACGGTTTACTTTCAAGCAAAGAACAAGACCGAGGCGCGGCGCGAGATAAACGACGCGACATTAGCGCAAATCGCGCAAGAGATCACAGATGGCTTATGGATCGGCGGGAACCACACCAGCACAGCAGTAGAACGCGTGCCGCCTGACGCAGTCGCGTTTGAGTTGCAGGCGATCGGGAACGATGGGGATTTCTTCAATCTCATCTAACTGCACACCATTGCCGCGTGGGCACCCGGCGGAAGAGCGAAAGGCTTGGCGTGACATGGCGCAATTCTTGAACCACTACGAATGTCCGCGCTGCGGCAACGAATGGTCGGACGAATGGTCCTGCCAGGTTGACGATGATTGCCCGACGTGCGGTTGCCGCCACCGCGCCGGACCACGACGACCTGCGAGTGACGCACAATACGCGTTGACACCATGACGCGACGCGAGTAGAACAATCACACGGGGCGGGCATGGGGCCTGCCCCAACGGAGCGGATGGCTTGACATGGGCGCACAATGGGAAACGGTTTGGGAGTTCCGCACGGCACGCTTTGCCGTCACGCTTGCCGTTGCACCGGAGGATAACGATCCGGCCGGGCATTTCGAGGACGCTGACGACGTTACGTTCGCGCGCGAGGGCGGCTGGCACTGGTTCATGGCGCGGGTGCGGGTCGCGTTCATTGATGCGGATAACCCCAAGAACTGGGCGATGACACGTGAGCGCGTTTTGGGCGAGGATTATCTAGGCGCGTGCAGCTACCACGGCTGGGCTGACTTCAAGTCGGGCGGATACTTCCGCGATATGGTCAGCGAAGCGATTACCGAGGCGCGCGGGTCGCTGGCGCGCATGTGCGCTTCCGTGAAGGCGGAGGTGTGACATACATGTGCATTTACAAGGTGACGCACCCCATGCGCCGTAAGCCAATCGGCAAGATGCATATGACATTAGCACAAGCGAAACGCGCAGCATTGCGTGCTGCCAAGCGACCCGATCTTGGTTTTGCGCACGTCGAACACTGGCGCGACGGCTGCCGCTTTACCGTGTTCTACGACGGCACAGTTGCTGGCTGTGGCGGAATGGGTTCTAGGACCCCCTAACCATGAGGCAAGGGGCGTCACACGATGCCGCTTGTCCCTTGGTTTGGACCAAGGCGCGTGGCTCGGGCCGCGCGTAACCGAGCAACGGGAGACTTGAGTTATGGGCACACGTAGCGACATCATCGTAGAGCGCACCAATGGCACATGGGCGCGCGTCTATTGCCGCTGGGATGGTTATCCCCGGCATCACGGGCCGATCCTGCGCGACCACTACAGTACGCAAACGCTGGCGGAGGCACTGGTCGCGAGCGGCGATATGTCTTCGCTCGCCGAGCGTTGCGACAAGCCGCATGGACATACATTCGACCACCCGATTGACGGCTATTGCACCTACTACGGCCGCGACTGCGGCGAGACTGGCACTGCGCCGACTGTCGGCCGAACGCTTAAATCCGTCTGGCCGAAGGATACCGCAACGGAATACACCTACGTCTTCCGCAAGGAAGGCGGGTGGTACGTCGGTGATACTAATAAAGGCGAGGCTTCGCTGATGACGATTGACGATGCGTTAGCCGGGATCAACACGCCAGAACCGCACGTTAAGGCGTTCGGCCTGAACTTCGTGATCGGCAAGCGCAAGACCACGTAACGTCACACCACCGGCCGGGCGATTGCGCCCGGCCATCACCCGAGCAACGGAGGCTTGATATGGCTACCTACACCGTAACCCGCAATCACTGGTGCGTAGTGATCGACCACGGTTTCGCCGGAAACCCATTCCGCTTCACCGCGCGCGACGCCTGCACCTGGAACTATCCGCAAGGCGTCCTGGTGTCCGCAGCAACGGCGCGCGAAGCACGGGAAGTGCTGGCAATCGAGCCGGTCTCGCTCGATTGGACTGTCAAACCACGCGAGCGCCAGATCGTTCCGATCGCGCGGGAGGGATGAACGATGGTCACCACCACACCACGCTGGCGCATGAACCACTACGCCAGCACGAGCGGCAACGTCACGCGCCACATCGTCACCATCACCACCGCGGACCACACGCGAACGATCTGCGAGCTTGAGAACGTCTATCGCCACGCCGCGCAAGGCGACAACCACGACGCGCGCCTGACCGAGACGCTGGCGCACGGTAAGCTGATCGCGGCGGCACCCGCGCTGCTGGTGGCGCTGTGCGGGTTGGTCGATTGTGTGGCGATCGGGCGCGAGGATGATGACGATGCGTATCTAGACGCGCTCGCAGCGGCAATCAACACGCTCGCAATGACAGGGGAGTGACATGCTCGCAATAGCCGGCGGCATCATACTTGCCGCGTTCCTGATCTGGCTGATACTGAGCGTCGTTTACTTTGTTATCGTGATGATCGCCCAAGCCAACCCGTTCGGCATCCTCGCCAGCATCCTCGCGGCGCTGATGACACTGGCGCTGCTCGGTTGCGTGTTCGGCTGACCGCATGACGCCAATTAGGCTACGCGAGATCCTGAACGCCTTCCGGTGGAGCTACACCTCCGCCGCGGAGGCGCTTGGGGTGACGCGCCACACCATCCGGCGCAGCGCAACCGGCGCGCAGCGACTGCCGGATGGGCTGGCGGACGGGCTGGAACGGCTGCACACGACGTTGCAGGAAGTGAGAGATAGCAACCCGCATGGACCAATTAGTTACGCGCCCGACGATGACTGCTGAACGCTACCGCGAGTGCGAGCGCGTGCTCGGCTGGAAACACCGCACGATGGCGAAGCGGCTGCGCATCGATACCAACGCGCCGCGGCGCTGGGCGCTGGACCTGGAACCGGTGCCGGCGGTGATTGCTGCATGGTTGGAACAGATCACCAGCGCGATCGAGGCGAACCCCCCGCCAAGCACGCCGCGTGCCAGGGTGGCAATTAGCGCACCTTCGCCCTCTGCCTGTCAACCCTGATCGAGCGCGGCCTGCAATTCGCGCCGGACGGTCGCGGCTAACACATCTAACACGGCCAGCCGGGCGTTCATTTCGCTTTTATGAGAAATATGATGCCGGCCGGAAAACTCTGGCCGATCGGCCGCACGCCGCACCCGCCCGCGCTCGCTATCCAGCAGCCGCGCCAGCACCGTTGCTTCGCCCTGACCAACGATCAACACCACAAGGCGCGGTTCGGTCACGGCGGTTGGGCCGACTTGCTGCCACACCGCACCGATATCACCACCACAAGCGGCGGTTGATGGAGCGCCAACATCTCCTCCATCGCGTCGCGGTCGCGCACCATATCGACCAACTCGTGGTAGCGAAACTCCGCCTCATCCCACACGCGCAGCGTGCAGAACGTGGCCGAATTGCCGAGGATGTCGCTGGTGCGGCTCATAGCGCAGCGCTGACGCGCGGTCCGGCATGCAGCACATGCCGCCGTGCGGAGGCTGCAAGGGGGTCTGAGCGGGTTTTAGAAGTCGGCTGGTCATAATGACCGTCAAGGATTTCCAAGCCGCTGGCGGCCCCTCTGAGCGCCCGCAAACGGCAACAGCGATATTGCGCAACGAACCCGTCCATCGATCCGCCCAACGCGAGCCAGAGCACCGCCTGGCGCTGCCACGGCGTCAGGCCGTCGAGCGCCTGCCTGGCGCGCTGCCAGGCGCCCACCTGGCGATCGGCCATCACGGCGCGCGCCCACGGCGCGGCGTGGATCGGGGCGGCAGCCGCAGCAGCCGGCAGCCGCGGCACGGCGGCTTCGAGGTCGCCGCGCAGTTGCTCGCAGGCCATCGCCTGGCGGATCGTCAGCGCGCCCGACGCGAGCAAGGCGAGCACCGGGTCAACCCGGCGCGCGCGGCGCACGCTGCGCCGCGGGCAGTCCGGATCGGCCACCACCTCGGCGATCACGCCCGTCATGCCGCCGAAAGTTGCCTTGTGGGCAACTCGCTTTCCGCGTCGTGGGTGCGCCATCGGGGGGTTTCCTGGACTGTGCGTGCGCGGAATTGCCACGGCGGCGAGCGGCGGCGCAAGCGCAATCACACCACCTGCCAGCCGGTCTCGCCCGCCGCCTCGATCGCCGCCCACGCCTTCGGCGAGCGCTGCCGGATCAGGCTCGCGGTGTGCGCCCGGTAGTCGCGCGGCTTGCCGGCTTCGACGGCGAAATCCACCTCGGGCTGGAAGCCGTTGGCGCGCAGTTTGCGCCAATGCGCCAGCCACACGCGATCCATCGCCGAGAGGCCGTCCGTTGCGGTGTCGGCAATCGCTGGCGGGAGGTGTTCGCCCCACCAGGCGGTTAGCGCGCCGCGCACCGTGGCGTAGTTCGGGCACCCGTGCGTCGCTTGCCGGGCGACGTGGTCGAGGCTGCCGGCGGTGAACGCCGCGTCCGGCAGATCGCCGAGCAGCGGCAGCATGGCCGCGAGCGCCGCGGCGGCTTCGGTCGGGTGCGACGGCGCGGCCAGCTTTGCCAGCATCGCGAGCCAAACGTTTCGGGTCAATGCAGCAGCCCTCCCAGCGGATTGTCGAGGTCGTCCGGATCGACGCCCACGGCGCGCAGCACGGCGGCGTCGGGATGCTCCGGCAGGTCGTCCAGCCAGCGCTCGCCGTTCAGCCACGTCGCTGGATGCGGAACAAATTGCTGGCGGCGGAATACGCCAGCGGCGTGCTGGCGTTCCAACGCGGCCAGGATCGCGCCGAGCGAGGTGCGCCGCAGCGCATGCGCGAACGCACGCCGCGCGTGGCCCTTGCCGACGCGGCGCGGGTAGCTCGCCCAGAACCGGTCGAACGCCGGATCGTCGTCCGGCGCTTTCGTTTGGGAGAGTGAACGTAGTGAACTCTCCCTTTTCTTTCTTTTACTGTCCCTGTCCCTGTCCCTGTCCCTTGGATGCAGTGACAGGTCTGTCACAGTCACTGTTACATCGGTTGTCGCAGAGGTTGTTACAGGCTCTGTTACAGGCTCTGTTACAGAGGTTGTGACAGACGCCATGACGCCGCCATCAGGGGAACCGCTACCGTTCAGTAGTTTGGCGCGTTTCTGTTGTTTTGCGCGGCGCGCAGCTTCAGTGCGTTCGCGTTGCGCAACCTTTCTCTGCCATACCTCCAGAACGATCTCGGCGACAACCGGGTGATAGTAGCGGCCGTCGTTACATTGTATCCAGCTACGTAGGACAGTACTGCTTACCTTCGTCCAAATTTTTATATTACACTGCGCCGCGTCGGCGAGCAGCATTTCATCGTCCTCCAGGCTGCCTGCGGGGGCACCGTGCCAGGCGTGAGTCCAGAGGTTGATGAGGTAGAATCCGATGGCCGGATTGCGCCGTGCGTAGGCCCATGCCTTGGACTGTTTCAGCCTGGCGATGTAGAGCGGCATGAAGGCGAAATCCGTCAGATCTACCTCGGCCCGGACCAGCGGCGGCGGCCTTTGGTCGGGATGATCCGTCATGCCGTGCGGCTCCCGTCGTGCAGCGTCACCACCCGGCGGCGCCCAGCGCGGCCTGCCCGGTTGCCGATGGCGGCAACGAAGCCGGCGGCCAGCAACACCGCGAAGGCGTCGGCCACGTAAGCCTCGGAACGCCCGATCCGCTGGGCGATCGTGCCGCTGGTCGGCAGCGGCAGACCCTCACGGGCGCATACCTCGATGCCGCGCAGCACCCGCTCTAGCACGGCCGGCGATACGTCGTGACCGGAGCGCCCGAAGCCGGCGAACACGTTGCGCGGCTTCACTGATGTGGTTCCACATGGAGCAATGTTTGTGTATCTATCACTCGCCGTTCCTCCCCTGTCTTGTTGGACTGGCGCTACAGCCGGGTGATGCCGGCGCGCGGGATGCACCAGCAATCCAGACAGGCCAGCGTCGTCGCCGCGTCGCGCGCGACGCCAACCCGGCCTCCGGCGCCCAATACCGCAGCGATCACCGCGCGCTGGGATTGTGACAGCACGCCTGCCCCAGTCTTGATCTCGATGAAGCCTGCGAGTCCGCCGCACAGGACGAACAGGTCGGGAATGCCGGCGACGATGCCGCGGCCAACCCGCGCGCCTGGCGCGCCGCCGGCATAGGCCGCGTGATCGATCGCATACCAGACGACGCCGTGCCGCGAGAGCCGGCCGGGTAGCGCCAGTTCGAGCGTCAGGACATCGGCGATCTGCCGCGCCAGCGAATGCTCCGGAACCACGGGTGCCGCTTGCCGCACCTGTTGGAGCGCGCGGCGCATGACCTCACGCCGCGGCGGAACGCAGCAGCGGGGAACCGGTCTCCAGATCCTCCAGGGTCAGCGCGTAGCCGCTCTGGCGCGCGATCCGCAGCACCGCCGGCCAGTGCCGCGGGGGGATGCCGTCCGTCAGCCAGTGCGAGATGCGGGTGAAATCGACGCCGATCTCATCGGCCAGCGCGCGTTGCGTGCCGAACGTGGCGGCGACCAGGTCGAATGCGCGCTCGGCTGGACCCGCAAGCTGCGCCTCGGTGATGCCAGCGCCAGCCCGATCGGTGGTGCGGAGGACTCGCGCCCAGAACTCCCGCGGGATGCCCTCCGTGCGCCAGCGCGCGACCGTGGCTGGCGCGCGGCGAAATTTACGCGCCAGCGCCGCCGACCCGGATCGGGCGGCCAGGTCGCCGATGATCCGGGCGTGGTCCATGCCGCGAGCTTAAATTGCCATTAAGGCAATCGTCAAGCGATGTGGACTAATAGTCGGCCTTGCCAGCGTAGGCTGAACAGCCTTATATGGTTGCGGTTGCCGCAACTGGAAATAGAAGGAAATCCGCCATATGCCACGCCGCACTGCCAGCCAAGACACGCTGCGCGCTGTCGGACAGCGGTTGATGTGGCTACGTGAGGCGTTCGGGCATACTCAGGTTGAATGGGCGGACTCCTTGGGCGTGACAAACCAGGTTATCAACCGGTGGGAAGCCGGCCAACGCTTGCCACACCTCGACATCGTCGCGACGATCATCCGCGAGACTCGCGCGTCCGCCGATTATGTGTTTCTCGGCCTGCTGACGGTTGAGATGGACCCTGAATTGCGGCAGTATCTGCTGCGCCATCACCGCGCTGACCTGAAGGTCGCGCGGACGCTCGCAGAGCATGGTCGCGAAACTTCCGAAAGCCGGCCAGCACACGCTCGCCGTACGAAACAAATACCGCGTGCCGCGGTATCTCTATAGCCGGCGACCTTCCCATCAGCGTCCCTTTGTTACCAGCCGGTGATATCACCCGGTTGTAATGCCGCGCCCTCTACCCGCTGGCAACTGTGAACCGCGCGTTAATCCAGCGTCCGGGCGGACGGGCCAAAATACCCCTTGCGCGCCGCTCTAGGAATTGCCATTAAGGCAACTCCGCTGCGGCCTGCCTCACTGTGCCGCCGCGAGCCATAGCGAGGGGAAGCGCGGCATGGCCGACACGCATGATATCGCAACAACGCCGCCAAGCGCGTGGCAGATCGAGCGCACGCTGGCCGCATGGCACCAAGCCAAGGATGCGCTCGCCGCTGACGTGACGCTGGCGGCCGATGAGAACGCCATCGCCGAGGCGCTAGGCGCGGACCCCGCCACCCTGACGGCGGATGACCTGCTGGAACGCCTGGTCAATGCAACGGTGTGGGCCGAGATGCGCACCGCCGAGGCGAAGGGGCTGGCGGCGGTAATGGCCGAGCGCAAGCAGCGCTACGAACGCCGTGCCGAGGTGATGCGCGACACGCTGCTGCAACTCATGCAGACGCTGCAACGCAAGCACTTCGACGCACGGCTGGCGCGCGCGTCGCTGGCGCGCGCCGCCGCCAGCGTCGTGGTGCTGGACGCAGCGCAGGTGCCGGCGGAATACGCCGAGACAGAGCGGAAGCTGAAACGACGCGAGATCCTGGCCGATCTGAAGCATGGCGTGGTGATCGACGGCGTGACGCTCGCCGAGGGCGGCGTGACCCTGCAACTCCGCGCGCGGTGATCTCATGGACGCATTCGGTGGCGCCGCAGTCGGCATTATTCTCGGCGCGGCGGCTGCGGCACCCTATGCTTTCCGGCGTGAGTTATTTTCCGTCTCTAGCGCGTTGGTGACTATCACCAATTACCAACTGTCGATGTGTCTTCTGTATGAGTTCTTTATAGGCGTCGCATCTGCGCTGCTTATACTCAATCTAGACTGATATGACTGCCTACTACAATGAGAATGACCCGTATAATGTCCAGTGGCTCCGGAACCTCATCGCCGCAGGGATCATCGCGCCAGGCGAGGTTGACGCGCGCAGTATCGCCACCGTTCACTCCGATGACCTGCGTGGCTACGAGCAGTGTCACTTCTTCGCTGGTATCGGTGGCTGGTCCTTCGCGCTGCGCCGTGCCGGATGGTCCGACGCTCGACCTGTTTGGACAGGCAGTTGCCCATGTCAGCCGTTCTCGGTCGCGGGCCGGCATGGCGGCTTTGAAGATCCGCGCCACTTGTGGCCCGTTTGGCGAGGACTCATCGCCCAGCGGCGCCCTGCAACGATTTTTGGAGAGCAGGTTGCAAGCGCGGCTCGGTGGATCACCCTTGTGCATGGTGACCTGGAAGCGCTGGGTTACGCCGTGGGGTGCCTTCCAATCGAGGCCGCATGCGCGGGTGCCGATCATCTCAGGGATCGCTATTGGTTTGTGGCCAACGCCAACGGCGAGCGACCACAAGTCGCGGTCGGCGAGTCCGGCGACGCTGGCGCGCAATGCGCGTCCACTGCGGGAGTTGGTGTACGCGTTCTGGCCGACCCTCCGGGCATCGGATGGGGAGAAGGGTGGACCGAACCAGAGCTTCGGCGGTGGGGGCCAGCCGCTGCCGTCTGGAGTATCGACGGCTGCCAGATCATCGAATGCCCCGATGGAAAATGGCGCCGGCTCCCTCCACCCCGAGTTCGCTGGCTGGGAACTCGGCTACCCGCCCGCATACCTCGCGTGCGCGCCTTCGGCAACGCCATCGACCCGCGCCCGGCGGCGCAGTTCATAGCGGCATACATGGAGTACCAACCCTGATGGCCTACGCCCCCATGACTGTCGCCCCGCGACACACCAAGCCCCACCAGTTCAGCGGCAGCGAAGTCGCTTGGCGCACGCTATGCGATCTCTACCCGTCTGCGGAAAGCGTGGAGGTGGTGCTGGCGGTGCTCGACTACTGCGCCATGCGCAAGTTGGACCCGTACAAAAAGCCTGTCCACATCGTGCCGATGTACAACAGCCGCGTGCGCCGCAAGGTGCAGGTGGTCATGCCCGGCATCAATGAGATCGAGACCACCGCGCACCGCACCGGCAAGTGGGCCGGCATGGACCCGCCGGAATGGGGCAAGCTGGTCGAGCGCACGTTCCGCGGTCAGGTGGAGGATGAGCAGACCGGCGAGCGCCGGGCCGGCAGCGTGACCCTGCAATTCCCGCTGTCGTGCCGCGTCACCGTCTACAAGATGGTGGACGGTGCGCGACACGCATTCACAGAGGAATTGTTCTGGGAGGAAAGCTACGGGCGCGCTGGGTTCCGCAGCGAAGTGCCGAACGCGCGCTGGCAGCAGGCGCCGCGGCAGATGTTACACAAGTGCACCAAAGCCAGTGTGCTGCGTGCCACCTTCCCGGAGGAAGGGTTCGGCTACGCCGCGGAGGAGATGGAGGACCGGGAGGTCGAGGCCGGCATGACCATCGATGGCGTCGCGGGGCGCGAGGCGGCCAACCCGCCCGCCGAGAGACCTGCGGAGCGGATTGAAAACGCGGCCGATCCCGCCGCGCCACCCGCGCGCAAGACCTGGGCCGTGCTGGTGGACGAGATCGAGGCTGCGTTCGCGGGCGCGGACAGCCGCGCGGCGATCGACCGCGTACTCGCCAGCGATGCGGTGCAGAAAGTGCTGGATCAGGCCAGCGCCAACGTGCGCGAGCGTCTGGACCGCGTGGTCTCGGCTGCGCTGCGACGCTTTCCCGAGAGCGTTGATGCACCCACCGACGCGCCGGAGGCGGACGCACCGCCCTCTGAGCCGGCATCAGAGCCGGCCGCAACGGAGGACTACCGCATTGCCACGCCGACGATGTCATACACCTTCGCGGAGCCGATCAGTTGGCTGGGCAAATGGGATGAACTGATCGCGGCGCATCGCGAGCAACCAAACGACCTGCGCGCGCTGCACACGATGAACGCCGCGCACTTACGCCAGGTGGCGGATGCCGATCTCGCGTCCGAGATGGAGGTGCAGCAGAAGATCGCGCGCGCGCTGCGAACCGCCGATGGGAGGCGCTGATGCCATGGCAATTATCCAACTCGATGCCACGTTGGTAACATGCCAGGCCGAGATCACCGCCAAGGTTGGTGATCTATTGCTGGTTTATGGCGACCATTGCCTCGGCGTCTATCACGGCGTTACCAAGTGGCCGGCGGATGTATCCAAGGCGCCGATCAACGGATGGGCGAAACCGTTCACCGATTTCACCGACCACGACGTGTTGGCGGCGCTCAAGAGCGGTCCAAAGAACTCTATGCAGATCGGCGATCACATGCGCCTGCCCCGCAACGACACCAGATCGCGCGCCCACGTCAGCCACTATGTGCGGCAACCGGCTGGGCGCGGCGTCATCCGTCCGCGACCCGGCACCGTGCGCAATCATGTGTATGAACTGGCACCCGCGCCATGAACGACAGCGACAAGATGACGCCGCAGGACTATGCGGCCGGCGTTTTCGAGGCCAGCTTTGAGGTCGCTGAACTCGCTTGCCGCATCGCCGAAGCGATCACGCAATCGCGTCGCCCAGATGGCATGACCGGTGCCGAAGCGTTGGCTGGTCTGAGCGACGAAACCCGCACCGACATGCTGCGCGCGGCGGATCGCGCCATGGAATACTTTAGGGAACGCGTCACTGCCTCGGTGCGCCATGCCAGACACTGAACGACGGTCTCCGGTTGCCCAACCATCGGTCACATGGGCGCAGGACTGCATGCGCTGGCACGGTCGTGTGCTGACCGGCAAGTTCGCGCACTGGTGTTTCGATAGTGACTGCTTGCCGGTCGATGACACGGTCGCGGAGTTTGCGGCCTGCACCTGCTATAAGGTCGGGGAGCGCGGATGAGCGGGTTAGTGCCGGTCAGCCTCGACGCGCAAATTGACGAAGTGCAGCGCGAATGCGAACGGCGGCGTGACGTCTATGGCCGTCTCGCGCGGCACGGCCAGATGAACCAACGCTCGGCGTGGCGGCGGATCGACGTGATGGCTGCGGTGCTGGACACGTTGCGCAACCTTCGGGCGTTGCAGGAGATCGACCGTGCCTGATGATGCGACTGACCTTCTGACGCCAACCAAGATCCTGGAATACGCGCAGTCGATAGTGGCGTGGCTCACCATGCACGCGTGCTCGCCACCCGATGGCAGTGCGGTATTAAGCGTGGCGCTGGGCATCTGGATCGAGGGCATGACGGCCGTGGTCGCGAGGGATAATCAAGCGGAATGCCGCGCCGACTGTGTTGCGAACGCGGCAGCGTGTATCGTGCGGATCGCCGAAATCACGCATGCCGCACGTGCCGCCCGCGAAGCTGCAACAGGAGACGATCGTGATACGCGACATTGAGTCCCGCGTGATCCGCAACATGCTGCGCCAGATGGCAGCGCTGCCGAGCGATGACGCGCGCGAGCGCGTGGCGCAATACATCTGGGCACGCCGCTTTCTGCCATGGTCTCCCACCTTAACGGAAGCGGAGAAGCGCCATCAGGTGCCAGACCACGACAGCACCGGCGATCTGCTGGCCGGGGTGGACCAGACACAGCCGACGCCTGACGCGCGGGAGCCGATCGTTGCCGCTCATTAAGATCGATGCCGGTATGACAGATATGCTGCTGCACGCGCGTGAGGTGCAGCGCATCACCGGCATCGCGCCGCGCACGCTGCGCCAGAAGGTGCGCGACAAGCAGTTCCCACCGCCGCGGCGGTTGGGCGTCAACGCCATCGCCTGGTCGGCCGTGGCGATCAACCGGTGGTACGACGCCCTGCCGGAGAAGCAGCCTGGCGACAGCAAACGGCGGCGGCGGTGGCAAAAAGCGCCAGAGATGGAGGCAACCCATGTCTGAATTACTAACATTGCGCGAGTCGGTCGCGATGCCAGCGCGGATTGCCGCGCTGCCGCGCGACCATAGAGGGTTCCCCGTGCCTTATTTTGTGCAATGGCAGAACGGTGAGCCGGTCTTCCCGGCGTTCGATCCGGTGCGCTTCAAGCGCTGCGTGGAGCGGCAGTTCTGTTGGGTCTGCGGTCAACCGCTCGGCCGCATGATGGCGTTCACAATCGGCCCCATGTGCGTGATCAACCGCGTCACGGCCGAGCCGCCAGCGCATGCCGAGTGCGCGCATTACAGCGTGCAGGTCTGTCCGTTTCTGACCACGCCGAAGATGGGGCGGGTGCCGGCGCACAAGGTGCATGACGACGGTGTGCAGGCTCCTGGTGGCATCATGGTGCCGGGCAACCCCGGCGGGGCGGTGGTGTGGATCTGCCGCACCTATCGTGTGGAGCAGACCGCGACCGGCCCGATCATTCGTATCGGCGATCCGATCGGCGGCGTCGAATGGTGGATCAGGGGCCAGCGGGCCGCGCCGGACGCGGCGGCGGCGCTGTTCGATAGCGCCGCCCGGCGACTGCGGCTCCTCGCGCTCGAACACGACGGCCTTGAGGCGCTCCCTGCGGTGGAGCGGCAAATCCGGCTTGCGGAGGGCTTGCTGCCGTGACGCATGACGATTCTGAGGCGGAGCAGATCAGGCGGTGCCGCGAGGCGGAGCAGATCCGGCAGTGGTGGGAGGTGGAAGGGCTTTCGGCCCCCGAGATTGCACAGCGGCTGCGATGCACAAAGGAGTCGGTAACCGGGCGGGTGCGGCGCATGAAGTTGCAGCCTCACGGCCCGTCGGTATTCGTGCAGCGGCACAAGGTTGTGGACTGGGAACAGGTTGCCGCCATGCGCGTTAAAGGCGCGGATTGGCACCAGGTCGCAGCCGTGTTCGGCCTCAATACATCAACACTGCGCCACCGCCGTGACATCTATGAAGCAGAGGGCGGTCTATTGTTGTCGCCGGCCGCGCGGCTCAATTCCCATCCGGCGCCGCAAATCGTCCACGAGCCGGCGCCGCGCACTCCCGTGCCATGCGCGGCGCGGCGCGGCGCACGGCCATTGGCGGATATGTGCCAATGGCCGCTATCAGAGGGCCGGCCCTGGCGGTTCTGCGATGACCCCGAGGTGGCGGCCGGCACCCCGTTCTGCGCCGCCCACGCGGCACTCGCCTACCAACCCACCAGGCCGCTCACAGTGGGGGCGTTGGGCGGCGCGGCGCGAGTCTGATGCGCTTGCCCTCACGGCAACTATGCCGTAGCCTGCCGCAATGCTTAGCCGTCGCATCACCGCAGCGGAAGCCCTTAGAGTCCAGCAAGACGCCATAGCCAATGGTGATCTGCTGATCTGGACGGTCTGCGACCACCCGACCGATGCGCCGGAATGGGTCACGGCGCGACCATATTCAGTAAGGAATTGCGGAGCGTTGGACTGCGTCCTGGCCGCGGCAACACGCGATGAGGTGCGCACCATGCTGCCTATCGGCCTTTCGCGACTGGAGCGTGACCCGGCGGACGACCCGGTAATTGTTGAGGTGTGGCTGTGAGATTGACATCGGACACAAAGCTACAATTCGAGGATAACGATCTCGAACGGATCGGCGATATGCTCGCCCGGTCGCTGGCGCGTGCCTTGGTCAGCGCAGTCAGGACGCTGGCGCGCGATCCGATCCTGGGAGCGTTTCTCGGCCGGGCCGCCGCTGACCAGCCAGCTACGCCAGCCCGCGAGGCAGCGCAGGAGCCTCTGCCGGATGCAGCTAGGCCACCAGCCATCCCAGAGCCGGCCGTCACAGCGCCGCCGGAGCCGGTCTCACAGCGCTATGCGGAGCAACCGTACTCGCTGGGTGCCAGGGCGGCGATCAGACCGCTCGACCTCGCCGCGCGCCAGCCGGAAGCCGTGCCAGCGCACCCCGCCCCACGGCCTCGCCCTGCGGAAACGCCCGCCACAAAAGCGCCCCGCCGGTCGTTGCGGCAGGTCTGCAAGACGGTGGCAAAACGGCCTGGCGGATATATCACCACGGATGACGCGGTGGAGATCCTGGCTGGCGTGCGGCCGGATAGCGCCGGGCAGATGATATTCCAGTGGATCTGGGCGGGTGAGATTGCGGCGGTGATCGTCGCCGAGTTTCGCGGTAAGCCGACAAAAGGCCTGCCGGGACGGCTGATGGTGGATCGGAAATCCGTGATCGCACGGAACACGCAACGCCTCGCCAATCGCGCAGTCGCACCGCGGCTACGGCAGACGGCGACAAAAGTTGATCAGCATGTGGCGGCATAGCGGAACTGGTAGACGCTGCGGGACTGTGAATCCCGTGGGTGCCCCAAAGGCGCTTGGGGGTTCGAGTCCCCCTGCCGCTGCCACATTGAAGTGTCGCCAAGTGTGCTGACAGGGGAGGCCGATGGGTGCTGCCCATAGCGACTGGATGCCGATAACGACCGTCATCGTCGGCGCCGCCACCGTCGCGGCCAACGGCGTGCTTGCGCACCTAAATTTGCGAAGGTCCCGCAAACTTCTCGCTGAGTACGAGCAGGTCGCCGTATTGCGGCAGCTATTGACGAAACTCGCGGTAGATAGCTTGCGGCGCCAGAACCAACCGATTTGGTCGTATTGGGCTGGCGCGCTCGGCACGCTGCGCGTGGAGGTGACAACGGGACCCAAGGCGTTGGAGGACGACGATGAGTGATGTTCACCGAGCGTCATTCCAACCTTTCGTATGGCATGATGGTGGCATCACAGAGACTGCCGGCACGATGCGGATCAGTATCCGCGAACTTAGGAATGTCGCATTATACCGGCGCCGCCGCTGCGGCGGGCGCAGGCGAGGTCTGGTGGCATCACGCTACGCACGCGAGACGGCACGGATTAAGCTCGTATGCCGCATCGAGGCCGCACGCAGGTGGCTGCCGGGCAATCCCCTGCTGGTGTATTGGATGGCGCGCGAGGATGCGTTCATGGCCGCTCGACAGGCGAGGCGTTGATGCCTGACGAATGGCGGGAAGGTTATGCGCGGGGGTTGCGGGCTGGCGCGTTGGCAGCCGAGCTAACGGCGCGCGGTTACGCTGATAACCACGGGAGCAAGGATGCCGTTGCCGCACTGACCATGCTGGCAAGGATGTTGCGAGAATGGTCCGATGATGTACAGAACGGTCTGCCCGATGATTGACCATCTGCCGGACGAAGCGCTGCGCGCGCTCAACCGTGGGGCTTGCCCCGACTGCAAGAGCGACGGCCCACTATTGGATGGGCCGCGCGGCGGGGTTGCGCAGGACATCGCCTGTGCGGTCTGCGGTGCGGAGTTCAACATAGTCGAACACGGAAGCGTGCTGATTTCGGCGCGCCGCAACGGTGAACGCGGCAAGCCAAACCACACGAGGTTGCGTGAAGTTTATGGTATCGTGCTGCCGGGGGACGCGAATCATGGGTGACAGTCTATCACTCCGGATTATCGAGATCATCCGCGCCACCCAGCCTGCGGTGCTGCCGGCCAGCGTCGTGCTGGACGCCGCAGAACAGAAGGTTACGCTCTATCCGTCGCGGGTTCCCAGCCCTGCGACGATGGCGTTGATTGGCAACATTGTGCCGGGGTTCGCCGTAGCGATCGCGACGGACCCGCTGCTGGTGCCCGCCGACCCGCCGCTGCCGTTCTGATGGCGGACGTGCTGGTGCGTGTGGTGTCGTCCTGGTTCGTCGCCGGCCTGATCGTGCGCGAAGACCGCTGCATCCACGCCGCACCGATCCTGCGCCACTTCATCGGCCTCGACGCTGCGGCTATCCGCCGGATCGTCGCCAAGGATGGTTGGCGCGCCAGCATCGTGCTGCCGCAGCAAGCGGAGATAAGGCGATGACGAAGGCCAACAGCAAATTGGGCGCCAACACCAAACGCCTGTATCTGGCGGCGCAAACGGCGTTCGTAATTACACATCCTGTGTGGCGCGATGATCCTCTGGCGGCGAGCAGGATCGTTGCCACCTACCTAAAAGCTGTCCACCGCACCCGAGGACCGCGCGCGGTCCTGTTCCATCTCTCCGCCATTGCGCGCCTCTACCGAGAGGGCGGCATCTCGCTAGATACGAAAGTGCGAGAGATCGCCGCGGTGACCGCTCGGGCAAGAAATTCCATGGCACAAGCCAGGGCACGTTAGCCGAAAACCGTATAAACACCAAGACTTTCAGGCACTTGCGGCGCTCCTCGCATCTTTGTGGTGAACATAAGCCAAGCGGCATGATGCGGCAACCAGCGGCTTACCCCCTTGCAATCGCTCGGCTCCCTCGGTAGAACGGTTGCCGTGATGGCAACTGGCGGCAACCGGCGGCGAGCGAAATGGGGCACCGCCCGGGGCACTGGTTACCAGCACGGCAACACCACGGGAGACATCCGATGCCGTTCGACGCTCACCCCACGCACCCAGACCCCACGCCACAAGATCTCGCCGACCTGCTGCGTGACCACGCGCGCTGGCCGGCCGGGTTCCGGTGGAACTACAGCACCCGCAAAACCTGCGCCATCGAGCTTTGCCGCTTGGTATGGGGCGAGGTTGCGTTCGCCCGCTTCCTTGCTTCAATTCCCAACGCGTTTGCATGTGTTGGGTGGCGCCTTGACATTCCCCTCAAGGAAGTCACCCCGGAAGATGTCGCGGACTACATTGAGGCATCCGTGGCAACCGCAACCCGCGCTGCGAGGCGCAGGCCGTGACAGACGCGCGGAAGTCAAAGGGCCTCACGACCGCGGCGATCCGCGACGCGAAGCCGGCGGACAGGCCATACAAGCTCGCCGACGCCCGCTCGCTCTATCTCTACATCACGCCAGCGGGCAACAAGGTCTGGCGGTTCCGCTACATCTACCAAGGCCGCGAGCGCACGCTGGTGTTCGGCCCATGGCCGGACATCAGCCTGGCGCAAGCGCGCGAGGCGCTGACTGCGGCCAAGGCGCTGCTGCGCCAGGGCCGCGATCCGATCATTGAGAAGCGGCTGGCCGCACCGATCGCTGATGGCGGCGCGGCAAGCGGCGAGACGTTCCGCTTCTGGGCGCAGGATTGGCAGCGCGTCAAGGCGCCGCACTGGACGGCGCGCTACGCCAAGGTGGTCGGCCAGCAGATGGTCAACTACGTTTACAAGGACTTAGGCGATCTTCCTATCGCGCGGATCAAGGCAAAAACCATCCTGCCGGTCATCCGCGCGATCGAGCCTGGGGCGCCATGGACTGCGCTGGCGGTGCGCCAGCACATCTCGTGCGTGTTCCAACATGCCGCAGCGCCGATGGAGTTGGAATACGACCCGGCGGCGCTGCTGGCGGCAAGTTGTGTGCAGCCGGTGGCGCAGCCCCACCCGGCGGCAGAGACGCTGCCCGACGCCCGCGGCGTGCTGGCGGCGGTCGAGGCGGTCACCACCGTGCATCCCGTGACGCTGCTGGCGCACCGCCTGCTGGTGCTGACGATGCTGCGCACGGCGGAGCTACGCGGCGCGCGCTGGGCGGAGTTCTCTGGCCTCGGCGGCGACGCGCCGCTCTGGACCATCCCGGCGGCGCGCATGAAGGGCAAGAAACACCACAAGCGCGTGCATGTCGTGCCGCTGTCACCGCAAGCGGTCGAGGTGCTGACGGTGGCGCGCACGCTGCACCGCGACCAGACATGGGTCTTCCCCGGCCCCAAGCAGCGGCAGGACGCGCACGGCCAGGCGGCGCAGCCGATCAGTGAGGTGGCGTTCAGCACCCTGCTGCGCGTCGCCGCGCTGCCGGTGCCGCATGTGCCGCACGGCTGGCGGGCCAGCTTCTCGACGGTGATGAACGACCGGTATCCCGAAGATCGCGCGGTGATCGATGCCATGCTGGCGCATAAGGGCGGCGGCAACACCGCTGGCGTCAGCGCGGTCGAGGGCCGCTACAACCGCGCGCAGCATCACGACCGGCGGCGCATGCTCGCCTGCGCGTGGGCCGATCTGATCTTGGCGGACGCGGCGGATGCCTGGTCGCTGGCCGGCCTGACGCCGCCCGCCGCCACGATCGTACCGCTGGTCAACGCGGCGTAGGGGGGGGCCATGTGGCTGCCAAACGATATCATCGCGGCTGTCGATCGTCTCGCCCGCATCACCTACATCAATGTAGGCGACACCAAGTTGTGGAACGCACAGCGCGCCGAGGGCGAGTTGCGGCTGCTGACGGGATGGGCGTGGACCGCACGCAACGGCAGCGCGCACCGCCAGGGCTTCAAGACGCGAACGGTGGCGTATCGCGACGCGTATTATGAACTGATCCGCCGGTCGGTGGCGCCACCGGTTGCTGGCGCGCGCCGCAGGCTGGGGGTGGTCGCATGAGCGCCAAGCCGCGCGCGGGCGCCGGCAACAGCAAGCGAGGAGTCACCCCGGCGCAGCTTGCGGCCAACGGCCACATTGCCGCGCGGTTGCGCGAGCGGATGAAGGCCCTCGGAATGACTGCTGGTGATCTTAATGTCCGACTTGGGAGGTCGCCCGGCCACACTACAGCGTACGGATGGATCGGGGGAAGCAACGCGCCAGTCCCCGCTACCCGCGAGAAGATCAGCCAAATACTCGGCATCCCGATCGCCGATCTGACGCCCCGCAGCGGCAAGGGCAAAACGGCGGTTGCCGTGGCGCGACCACCGCCGGCCCCGTCACCTCCGGCCCCACCGCGCCAGGCGCTGGCCGAGGTGCTGGCGTTCACCGTCGCCGCGGACGGCTCCGCGCGGCTGCGGCTGGACATCACCATGGCTGGCGGCACGGCGCTGGCGCTGCTGCACAAACTGATGGAACTCGACCTGATACCGAAACCGGAGACACCGCATGACCACCGACCCGACGCGTGAGCCGCCAACCCCGTCGCTGGATGCGTGGTGGGAGAGCAATTTACGCCTTGCCGAAATGGCCCTGGCGGGTGGAGAAGCGATGTATCTCCGCATCCTGATGCTCGACTATGCCGGCACGACGACTGAGATCCTGCCGGTATTGACGCAGGACGACAGGCATGGGCGCGACCGGCTGCGCGCCGTCGTCACGCTGGCCGCCATTGCTGCGGACACGCAAGCGCTCTGTTCAATCGGCGTCGGCGGCAGGGATCAACCATCAGATCGCGAGCGGCCCGCCGATGCGCCGCTGTTGATTATCGAACAGACCGAACGCGGATCGGCCGGCACGCATCACCGGGTGTGCGTGCGCCCGATCTTCCGCGACAGCGCGAACCGGGTCCTCGGCCTCGGCGCCGAGGTTAACGATCCAGCGTATCGGTCCCTGCTGCGCGGGATGCTGGCGGACGATCGGCCTTCGCAAGACGCCCGCGATCAAGCCGCGCAGGTGCTTCACATCCTCACGGGCGCGGCTCCGGTTGTGCCGCCACGGACGCTGCACTGATCAGGCTGCGGCCCCGCCCTGCACCGCAGCCTGAAGCGCGGCGCTCGCGGTGGCCTCGGCGGCGTCGATCTGGGCCTGTTGCGCTGCCGTGGGCGCGCCGCCACTGTTGAACAGCGCCACCTCCGCCTGCGCGGCCGAGATGATCTCCGGGACGACGGTGATGCCGGCTTCCAGAAGCTGAAGCACGATCGGCACGAGTGTGAGCATGGTGATCTCCTAACTGCTGGGCGCCGCTGGGGCGGCTGGGAACGCCGCCTGAAGCGCCGCCAGCGCAGCGGTTAAGGTGGTGAGGTCGGGGTTGCCGCCGGCCGCCAGCACCGCCTCGGCGGCCTTGTAGGCGTTGTGCGCGGCGAGCGCGTCGGCCTTGATGGTGGTGACCGTACTCACCTGGCTGCACGTCACCCCGTCTACGCCGCCGCTCGGCGGGCATTGCGGCTTGGTGACATAGACCAGCGCCAACTGCTCCGCCGTGGTCAGCGCCGTGCCGGCCGCCGCGACACTTACCGCAGGCGACGTGCTGGCGCAGCCGGCGAGCGCCAGCAACAGCGGGCCAAAGGGCGGGACTCGCATCAGGCGGCCCCGCCGCTGGGCACGGTCGGATCGGCCGCCGCCATCTTGCCGAGCGCCGCCTCGATCGCAGTGACCACCGACAAGCCATCGGCAACGGGCATGCCGTGCGCCGTCAGCACGCTGCTGACGAAAGACTCGGCCGTCGCGAACAGCGCCTGAAGCGCCGGGTTGGCGGCCTCCCACTTGGACACGCTGGTCTCGATCGCCAGGAGCTTGTGATAGACCAGCCCGGCGCCGTGCTCGACGGCGGTGAAGAAATTATCCAGGTTCCACATGGTGGGCGCCGGCCCTGGATCTGTCGCAGTCCCGGCGGCCGGCGGCGATGGGTTGGCGTTGTCACTCATGGCAGAGGTCTCCGGTCAGTGGTGTGATAGAGGTCGGATCGGTTCTCGGCGCACGCGCGCAGCCGCACCGCGTTGATCAGTGCGCTCGCGTAGGCTTGGTTTCCCCATCGCGCAATAGCCGCGACGGTGCGCGGGGCGGGGGGTGGCTGCGGCGGCATGACGGGCGACTGACAGTGCCGCGGCAGGGCGGGTATGGCGAATGCCGGCGGCGCTGGCGGCGGCGCACCGTTGCCGCAGGCGGCGAACAGCGCCACCAAGATCAGCGCCAGGCACCTCATCGGCGCACGCCGAGCGACTGGTGTGACGCCTGGTCGATCGCATCGAGGCGCGAGCGCATGCCGATCACATCGCGTTCGATCTCCAAGAGGCGGGCATCCTGTTGCTGAAGCCGGTTATCAATGGAGATCTGCCAGCGTTCCAGCGCATCGAGATGCGCCTTCTGATCCGGCAGCGGTGCCGTGCGGGTGTTCAGGTCAGCAAGACCGGCCTGGCAGGTCGCGCGGGCGTCGGCGATGTTGGCCTGCAACTGCGTATAGACATCGGTCATCCGGTTGTTCGTTTCATGCTGCGCGGCGCTCTGCTGCGTGACGCTGCCGATCACCCAATAGGCCGCCGAGCCGACCGCCAGCAGGGCCGCCAGCGCCAAGGTCAGGATCTGCCACACCGTTTGGCGATCCGCGCCGTTGCGCCGCCACGGACGCTCGCGGTCGCCATTAGCCTCGCCCATTGATAGCCCTGCCGGCAGCCGCTACCACTTGGTGCCCACGCATCACGCTGACCGGCAGGGACCGGAGAGGGAGCGCTTGAGGATGGATGCTATCAACATGACGCCACCCCGCGAGCAGCCAGGAGAGGAACAGCCAGACTACAAGCCGCCACGCGAGACCGTCGCGTTGATCGCCGAGTTTCTGTCGCTCACGTTCCACCTTGATGCTACGCCGCACCAGGAACTTGCCGCCGCGCGGCAACGGAAAATCGAAGTTCTGCGCACGCTCATGTGCGCGCCAAGCAGCGCCACCGCTGAGTCGCTGCATCGCGAGGTGGCGGACCTGGACGCCGCCGAGAGGCGATTGAAGGCCGATGCGCAGGCTATGCGCGCCGATCTGATCCGCACCAACCAGCTTGCCTTGCGCCTTGCCATGGAACTGCCGATCGCTCTCTGGCGCGCCGTCGCTCACGGCGCGGCCAGCCCGAACGTCGAAGGCCGGTATGCCGCGGTGGACGCCGTGCGTGACGCCTTGGGCAGCTTCGGGCAGATCACGGGGGCGGAGTACTTCTGGGCGGCGCCTGGGGTTGGGGTTGCGCAGGCTGGCCCGCCGCCGCCCCATTCACCTTGACGGTGCCGCGCGCGATCTCGCGGCCGAGCTTGCGACGCTGCTGACGACTGAGGTTCTGGCCGCCATCCGCCGCCGCACCTTCCACGGTTGGGTCGAGCGGTGCGGCCACCGGCTGCTGCGCCTGGCCGTTCGGCGCCACACCGCGCGCCAGGCGCTCGCGTTCCTGCGCCGCGATCTCGCCGAACCACACCTTGCGCAGCATGATCAACTCGGACAGCGACCCCTGGTTGTTCAGGTAGTTGCTGGTGGCCTGGATCAGATCGTCGGTCAGCGTGTAGGGCACTGTGTATTTCCCATCAGAAGCAGGGGATGTAGCGGACGACGCCGCCGTTGTCGGTGAGCGTCAACCATTTCTGCACCGTCGTGTTCGCCCCAGCCGGGCCGAGCGCCGTCAGGGTAACCGTCGTGGTGCCGTTAGCGGTCCACTGGCCGGCCCCGGAGATGGTCAGCGCCGACGCGCCGTTGCCGATATTGGCGACGGTCAACAGGCCCGTGGTGCCGCCGGTCAGCGTCACTGACCCCGAGGTCGAACCCTCCAACACGAGCGTCGCGCCGTACGTCGATGCCGTCCCCAGCGTGAGCAACCCGCTGGGCATTACCAGCGCCACGCTTCCCGCCGTGCTGATGCTGGTGCCGGTGATCGCGCCAATGCCGTTGGCGCCGATGAACAGCGTATTACTGGCGTTGGCAGGGTCGTACTTCGTAGATCCGGCGTTGATCCAAATATTCGACCCGCCTGTGGTAAGGCCCGTCTGCCCGGTCTCGAAACCGATGAGGATAGAGCCAGTGCCGGTTGTCAGCGCCCCGCCGACCGCGTAACCAAAGCCGCAGTTGTCGGTGCCGCTGGTGATCCCAACGAAAACGGAGACTCCGAAAGCGGAGTTGAACGCCGCCGTCGAGTTCGCGGCGCCTTTCAAGACCGAGCTACCAAAGCCAGTATTACCAGCGCCGCTGGTCAGGTTCTGGCCCGCGTTGTTACCGACCATCGTCATCGCGACGGTGGCATTCTGTGCAGCAGAGTTGCCGATCGCGATGACGCCGCTGGCACTGATGTTCTTTTGCAGGACCGTGCGGCCGATGCCGATGCAGTCGTTTGCCGTCGTCATCACATTGCCGCTGTTCTGGCCTGCGACAAAGTTTCCAATGCCAGTCGTCAGTGCCCAGAGGTTGGTCGCGCCAAAGCTGATGTTGTTGGCCGCGGTCGTCATCTGCAAACCGAGCATATTCTGGTAGCCGATTGCGACGTTCTCGGTGTAGCTCGAACTGCACACGCCGATCGTGACGATTTCGGTGGCGGCACCGGACGAACTGCCGGTGATGACGTATGTCATGTTCGCAGGGATGGCCGCGCCGAGGCCGATCGCGCTGGTTTCAATTGTGACGGTCGGGATTTGATTGCTAAGCACTTCGGCGGTGAACCAGGCCGCCAGCGTGGCGTTGGCGTTGATCGCAACGGCGAGCGCCGCAGCCTGCGTCTGAAGCGTCGTGCCGCCGGTCGCGGCCGGCGTACTGACCGTGATCGGCGAGCCGGTGAGTTGCGTGGATGTGAACGTCGCCGAAATCACATCACCGGTGGTGATCGTGCCCGAAAGCTGAATGCTCTGATTATTCCCAAGCAACGCCTGGTAGCCGATCGCGACGCAGCCATATCCCATATAGTTCCGGTTGGCGTTCTGGCCGACGCCAACCGATTGCAGGATACCGGACGTGTTGCGAAAACAGTCGTTGCCTGTGCCGGTCCATTGATAGCCGTTGGACTCCTGTGATCCGACCGACTGTCCGATCGCCGTGATCCCGAAGCCCTGCACACCAACGGTCGATGTGAGCCAGGAGCACACGTTGTTGCCGACAAAGACGTTCTCCGTGCCGATCGTGGTCCACGCGGTCGTCGGTCCCCACCCGGCGCCCATACCGCCCGCGTTGGCGCCGAGCGCGATCGGGCTGCCAAGATTGCTGGCGGTAAAAACCGAAAGGATCGGCGTGGCGCCGTCGTTGAACGTCGCGGTCGTGCCGATGCTGCTGTTCGAGGTGACGGCGCCGGTCAGCGCGCCTCCCGTCAGCAGCAGGTTCAGCGATGCGGCGCCAGTCAGCGTACCGGTGATGCCGCCACTGAAAGTCTGCGCCGCCGTCCAGGTGTTGGCGTTGCCAAGCGCGAGACCGATGGTTCCGCTGCTGGTGATCGGCCCGCCGCTCAATGTCGCGTCGGTGCCGACGCTGGTGACCGTGCCGCTGCCGCTGCCGCCGCTGCCGATCAGCGGATTGCCGGCGATCCCCGTGCCGCCATTGCCGATGATGCTGCCGAGATAGGCCATCTCACGCGCCGAAATTTGCGAGTTGGCAGAACTGGAATGTCAGCGTGCCGCTGCTATAGATCGTGATGTTCGCGCGGATCGCGCGCACCACGGCGCCAAGCGTGTTCACCGCCGACGCGGTCAGCGCACTCATGTTGGTCACCGGCAGCCACAGACCGTTGGCCGCCACGTAGTTCTGCACCAGCGCGTCATCGCCGCTGACCTCGATGTTGTAAGTCAGTGATGCGCCACTCGACAGTTGCACCAGGATGCCCGGCTCCAGGTAACCGCCCGAGAAGAACCCCGCCTGCGCGGGCGGCAGCACCTGGATCGGCGCGCCCGCGCCCAGCGCGCTGAGCTTCTGCGTCGTCGTTATGATCGACATGCGCGCTCCTTCATGGCATCCACTTGCAGGCGAACGCCTGGCTGGTGGTGGCGCCCCAAATCGCGATTGCGTCGGTCGGGCAGGACGTGCCGTTGATGGAATAGCTGCCGCCGCTGGCGGTGAGGGGGATGCCGGCCGTCGCCGATGGGATGCCGACGCCGGTTGGATCGGTGCGGCGCGGGCGGATCATCACGTAGGGCGGGGCGAGATAGCCGCTGCCGCCAGCCGTCACGGTGATCGAATTGATCTGAAGGCCGCCGAGTGTGCTGGTGCCCATCACGGCGATGCCGCGGGCGGCATTGAACGGGGCCGGCCAGCCCGGCATGGTGGCACCGAATGTGGTGGGATCGTTGCTGGCGCCGCCGCCAAGGAACTCGATGTCAGGCGCCGCCTTGAAGCCGAAGCCGGCATCCGGCACGCTGACGCTCGACACCGTGCCGCCGGTCAGCGTGGCGACGCCCGGCAGCACGCCGAATTGCACCACCAGCACGCCCGTGGAATTGTTGACGATCACCAGATGCGAGCAGCTTTTGCGCTGCGGCAGCAATAGTTGCGCGGTGCCTCCGGCGGCGATCGTTCCGGACGCGTCGAAATAGAAATCCTGCTGGGTTTGGTCGCGCGAGCCGACGAGTTGCAAAACACACCTCGGCGGCACCTTATGGAGCGCCGATGCCGGTTTCTACGGTGTGTTTATTAGGTAGTTACTGTATAGCGTGTATAATTACTTGATGTGTATGCACTAGCAGTGCGTGATGATACCGTTGGTGACTTCTTCGGTGGCCGGGTTGACGGTGCCCGCGGCGCACGACACGCCCACCGCCGCC